TATGTATTGGTATCATTGTAGGAATACCTTTTTCATCTACTTCATGCTTCATCATCATTAGAGCTAATGTAACAGCTTCAACAGGAATGATTCTACCTTCATTGATAAATCTATTAGGATATTCTTCTTTATTACAGAATTCAATTGGTTCAGTAGAATTGTGTGTACGACACACAATAGGTCTCACTTCATAGATAGAGCACAATCTATTACCATCTTCATTTTCATCTAATAGATAAGGACAAGCTTTATCCATAAATGATATATCCTTTCCTGAAGATTGTAGTTCTTTTCTCTTAGTATTACCTCTAATATCATTCATGTTAAGAATCTCTTGTACATATTCAGCCTCTAATGGTGGCATTAGGATAGTATCATGACAACAAAAGCTACATGCACCTTTACATGTAGCTTTCTCCCATAATCCTGCTTTTTCCATTGCTGTATCTATATGTTCATAGATAACCTGTATCATTCCCAAAGATCCTATATCCTCTTTTAAAAAATTAAATTGAGGAATAAGTTTTGTAGCTTCTTCAAACAAAGCTTCTTCATGTTCTTTATGAAAACTCATATTATTTATTTTTATAAATGAATGTTGAATCTACTTTACCATTCTTAATTAATACTTCTATTTCAGGAATAATTCTCTTATTTGATTTTATAAATCCTATTTGAGGCATAGTTATAAATGCTATTACAATAACTCCTATACATAATCCAGACATAAATGCTCCTATGTTCTCCCTATCCATTATTTACTAATATTACCGTTATAATCAACGTGGTTAGACATTAGAAATCCCCCTGTATTTACTTCTTGTTCATACTGAAGTTCATCTCCTTTATAAATAGCAAGATATAACTCAGGATTCTTTACAGAAGATTGTCTTTTGATTTGTATATCAAACACTTGTCCTTGTCTTAGTGTGATATTAAATCTATTCTCTCTATGAACCTCTGTTGTTCTATCTATTTCTTCACAATCTTTGAAGACATATTTAATAAACTCAACATAAGGTTCTTCTTGATTAGAATACCACACTACAGTAAATGTATGTGTAGGAAGATTAGTTGCTTCTTCATACGTCATACCATTAGGTTTGATTTCAATAGGTTCTGCTGTACAAGATATCATTGTGATACTTAATACAAGTAGTAATAGTTTATTCATAATTACCAAGGTATTTTAATTACTGTTTTAAATCCTACACTAGTAACATACTTATTATGTTTCAAGTGGTAAATGTCTCTTGTATCTGGTCTAGGTAGCCAATTAGTAGCTAATTGAATAGCAAAATACTTTCCAATATCCCAATTCCAATTCACATTCAATGATGGTGTAAACCAACTATTAGGAACTTCTTGAGAATGTTTCAATCCATCTAATCCAATATAAGTCTCATTATATCTTCTACCAATATTAGACAGTTCTATAGATGGTTGAATACTAAATCTAATAGGTGTATGATTAAGATCAGATATATAAAAGTGATAACCTACAGATACATATCTCCTATCAAACTTAATAGCATCAAATTGTTCATAACCTACATTGTAATCCACATCATCAGATACAAAATGCAAATCAGCAGTCCAATCTAATGCAGGCTCATTTCCTGTAGGTTTAGAACCTACAAAACCATTTTTAACATCAAATCCCCAAGATGCAGAGAAATAATTGTCTTTGTCTTTATCTTGTGAATATACAAGAGAGCTAAACATACATATAGCTATTATTAATTTTTTCATGCTACTTTCTTTTTAGATTTTTTATTATAAATAAACCTGATAATATCTACTTCTGGATTAATTCTCTCTGAATTAAATTCCAATTCAAATTCTGAAAGAGTAAATGTTCTCCCCACATTCTCTTCCTCTAACATAAACATCTTATTGACATTTACTACATATACACTAATCTCTTCATTCATTTTTTATATATCTAAATTATTACCCTCCTTTTTATAATCATTAAACAAATTATCTGTTTCTTCTGGTGTTAAATCCATAACATCAATACTTCTTTCTTTTAACCAATCTGCGAATGTTATATTCATCTTATTATTAATTACTTAGTTCTAAATATTCTCTGTATAGATTCTCTATACAATCCTTACATAGCTCACTTTTAACTATGTGAGCTGGCTTATTAAATCTATAAGCCAGCCAAAGATTAAACAGCATTTTCGTAGTATTCTTGTATGAAATACACAAATAGAGCATCACTCATTATCTCTTCTATATCATATACTTTCTTTAAAAGCTTCTGATTATATAGAATAGACATAACAAATCCTTCATAACTGTTATGTACTGAAATAGATTTAAATCCATTACAATACAAACCATCATTAATACCTTCTCCAACAATTAGAGCCCAATTATTATCTTTTAATAATTGTTCTAATGTTGCTAAATGAGTTTCCTTAACCTGAATTTCCTTAATTGTTTCCATAATTAATTTGATTTTTTCTTAAACAATCCACTTATTAATGATACAGCTATTATAATTATAGCTAATACAAATACTATTGGTAGTATCACACCAAATACAAATGATATGATTTGAGCTAGTATATAGTTTGCTAGAGCAATTATTATCATTAATACACATATACCAGCCAATATAAATAAAAAGTCCTTCATATAGCCTTAAATGAAGTTCTTTCTTAAATCAGCAAGTTTAGCTATGATAGCAGAAGACTTAACAAACTTATTATTACTAGTTAATAGTTCTACTTCTCTAATAGTATCCAGCACTTGTTTCTTCAGTAAATCTATTGTGTCTTTCTGTGATGTTCTAATACCTAGATTAGCCTCATAGTATTTAGCTAGAATAGTCATACCTATTCTTGTTTCAGATAAATGAAATGATGCTGTACCTGCTTTAGCTTTTCTAAATTGATTGTACATAGCTTGTGAAGACATTCCACTAATTTCCATTTTCTCTGCATTAGTTAATGGTAATTCTTCATCAAACATCTTCCAATCAATTTGTTTCAGTTTACCTGCTTTATAAGCAGTTTCAGCTGTCACTTTAATTTCTTTCTCAATAGGTTTAGGTTCAACAACAGGATTAGGATTAAACTTTTCTACTTGAATTAATCCTGAAGCCTTAGCCTCTTCATATGTCATTACAGGCTCTTCTACCTTTTTGTGAAGAGCTAATAGGTCAACATAATCATCATACTCTGATTTAGGTATAATATCAATATTCAAATGATATTGATTAGGTTCTAATCTATTAATAATAGTTTCAAGATCTAAACATTCAAGTATTTCATATGAATCTTTATAAATAGTTCTTTCTCCTGATATATCAGATATATATCCTCCTTTAAGAGATTCTAATTGTAATCTAATTGATTTTGGTTGTGTAGTTTCCATATCTTATTATTTTTATTTGTTTTGTTTTTTATCTCTAGCCCATATTATAGACTGTGTTAAGCTTCCTAATTCATAGCAAATAACAAAGAAATCTTCCTCTTTATCATTATCTATTGTAAATGTAACTTTCTCTTTAAATGGAGAAATCTTAACTACTTCAACAGATAACTTATCTATATTATTTGCTATTTCTGTAGGATAAGAACCATATAACATACAATTATGTGTTATTGTAAATCTCCTAACTGACATAATTATTTCTTTTTAAATTTTCTAATTAAATACCCAATGAAAAAGCCTATACAGAATGTGCATAGGCTTATATAGATTAAATCAAACATATTATTTTAAATATAATTTGTATTCACGACTATTTTTACTATAAACAAAGATAAATGCTCTTCCTGTATGACTAATATATACAGGCTTATCATGTCCTCCATAATTATATTTAAGATCACTCATAGTATATAATGTTTTACCAGAGCTATTAATATAAGCAAGAGAACCACTAATAGTTATACTATTCATAGTATAAATACCAGTAGTTAATAAACCTGAATTAGGCATAATATAACTATTGCCTGTTGTTGTTATCATTGCTAATACTGATTAATAATAGATTATGTGCTAGTCTTATACCTGCCATTGGTAATAAGAATATACAATAGTTTGTAAATGCACTCATTGATATATTATAACACAATACACCAATAGTTATGAGTAATATAAATACTACCCATAACAATATTCTAACTATATTATTCATAACTATTTAATTACTGTTACAGATTTATATTTAAACTCTATCATTTCTTCTCTAGAATATAATCTATTGAATTCTAATTTAGAATCTTCTTTACCTAATTCTGACAATGCTAATACCATAATATCATCATTATCAGGTTTAATACCTAAATTATCTGCCTTATCTAATGCACTGTTCTCATCATCAGCCATTACAAGACACACACCATTATTTTTTCCTCTATAAGAGAATGATATCCAAAATATATTCATGACTATTTTATTTTAATTAAACACTTAATTCTCCATCAATACATTCATCATATTCTTCTAAATGAAGCATATTATGCTTAATAGAATAATACTCATCTTGAGAGGAGAATACCATATGATAATCTCCTTCTTTATTAGCTCTTGTTTGTCCTACAAATTGAGGATTTACTAAATCTAAATACTCTAAGCTATTAATAAGCTTACAATCTTCTAATTTTATTCCCATGATTATATTTGATTAAAGATTAAACTACAGATGTATTCTACAACAAGATGAACTCCATAAAGAATAGCACAATATAGACCTATACAGAAGAACAAGAATGTAAGAGTTCTTCTTGTTCCCATTCTATCTATAAATGATAATATATATTTCCTCATAATTAGTCTATTACTATTATACCTCTAGGAAAATACACAAGATGATTCATATTAAATTCATCTTCATGATAATCTGTAAAGAATTTATCATCAAAGAATTCAAAAGCTTTAAATCTTCCATCCATAGAATCAACAGCCTCAAAACAAGCTACACAATCCTTATCTAATGTATGTCCATTAACTATATGCTTATGAACTTGACCAAATGTCACATAATGCTTTGCCATAATATGTTTTATTTAAATTAATTAGAACCTGTACACAATATTCTCTAGGTGTGTATAGATTATGTCTATTACAATAGACAATGACAATAAGATATATCTATTATAACTATAAGAAATACCTATTAGCATAGATATATCTTATAGATTAATAGAATCAAAATTACTTGATAATGTCATTTATTTTAGGGAGCTTTAAGCTGAGACAAACCTCAACATAAACCACCCTATTAGTCCCTAATAGGAAATGGACAAACCCTTTGATATTCTTCTGTACAGGCTAATAATCACAATCTATAGATGTAAATACATCATAAGAAGGATAAGCCTCATTATACCTAATAGAACCAAATACATCTCCATAATAAGATATATAATCTTGTAATGTTATAAGATTATTCATTGTTTAAAGCTATTTGTTATTGTTATTGTAAGAAATATCACTATTTTCTCCATCTATTATCTCTTATGTGTGTGTATCTGGTCATTATTTCAACCTATTTCCACACTCATTTCATTGCATTATTCGCAATGGAGACAAAAAAAACACGGTATTATATCTTTTTTGAATATACCTCTTTCAGTAATTTGTTCAATTTACTGAGAATAATGTAATATTGGCTTAATTATGCCCATCTACATGTATGTCGTAACCATAATCCCATTCAAAATTATCCTTACTTGAAGGAGTTTGAGCACTAATGTAGCAGAATACAATGAATAGTATTATACATATGATATTGAATATATCTACTTGATATGATTTACTGTTTGCCATTTTTATGTATTTATTTATACCTATATATATATAGGAGTAATTTATAGTTTAAGTTTTGGATGATTATATATGGTAAGATATATGAAAAGAAAGAAAGGGGCAAAGCCCCTTTCATTACAAAGCAATCAATTCTTCCATATTGATTTCTTTAGCCTCATATTCAATTGCGTCTTTAACATCAACGTCAACAATGAAACTATTACCTATTGGTCTAGTGATGTAATTGTTACCATGAGCACCAACACCATAACTAAGACCAAGCAATTGCTTAGTAGTCAAAGTTTTTGCTCGCATCTCCTTACTTAAAGACGTAGAAAGAAAGCATTTTAATGGTTTCTTTTTAGTCTTCTTATCAGGATGAATGGTAATCATCACTAATGCATTAGGATTATCAAAGTTAGTGTCAAGAAATTCAAACTGACCTTTTCCTCCGATGAATTCTTTAACTGTTTCTACTGCTTTGAATTCTACTTGGTTTTCAACAACTGCTGTTTCCATAATAATAAGTATTTAAATATTTAGTCAGGGACTATCCCCAACTTCGCAATTTGTAGGAGGGGTTGGAGTTGGAATTGGTCATACCTCTATGACACAAATAAGATTTTCAAAAAATAAAAAAAAATTTTTCTAACGAGATTGATTATATTTGTGTAATAAGAAACTACATTATGGAAACCAAAATGATTATTCAAAAGCTTAACAAACCATCTTCTGACGAATTTTCTAGAGCAGAGATATATTATAATTTATTGTCTAGTGTTAATGGTCTTTATCTTACTGAGAGGGAGATACAGCTTATAGCTTATGTGGCTATAAGGGGTAATATTACAACACCTAATGTTAGGGTTGATTTTTGTGAGAAGTATAATACTACAGGACCAACAATAAGTAATATTGTATCTAAGCTTAAGAAGAAGAATATTTTTGTAAAGGAGAAAGGGAAGGTAAAAGTTAATCCTAAGATTGTATTAGATTTCTCTAAGAATATAGTAATGCAAATACAGCTATCATGAATCCAGAAGAAAAGCCCATTACAATGCCTTTGAGAGATTGGTTAATGAAGAGGATATCTTTACAGAAGAATATCCCTTACTCTACCATAGAGGCAATTATAACACATCAATTTGATTCAGCTAATCAGGCTGTTTACTTACATAAGTCATTAGAGATAGTTGGATTTGGTAGGTTTATGTTTTCAGATCAGAAAGCTAATAAACAGCTTAAGGGTCATGAGAATTCTTTGCATCATTTGAATGAGCATTTAAAGAATCCTCTTTTAACAGATAAGGAGATAGCTATTATTCATCATAAGATAAAAGGTATCACTAAGGATCTTGAAGAACTTAAAATAAGAATTAATTTATGAAACTAAAGCATTTAATAGAGGGATGGAGGAATAATATTCTTCCCCCTAGAGATAAAGCAGAGTTGATTAATCAGGTTAGTCAATCTAGGATGAATAAGTGTAATAAGTGTGAGAAGCATTCAAAGAATCATTCCACTCCACTAAGACCTGATGATCATTGTGTAGAGTGTGGATGTAATCTCAATGCAAAGACTAAGTGTTTAGATTGTGATTGTCCTTTAAAGAAATGGTTAAGAATAGAAAAACTTTAGTGTTATGGATAATATAGAGAAAAGTGAGGATGGTCTTATTAGGATTAATAAGATTCCTTTAGATGATTTGTTGACCATTCTGGAGACATTGTATGAATCAGGAGCTAACTTTATTGATTTAGAATTTAAGATTCTTCCTGAAGAAGAACAGAATGTGGTTACTATTAATACTAGACCAGAGTATATGGCTACAGAGGAAGAGTTAGAGCAAGAGAGGATTATAGATGAAGAATTTGATGATGATGATGAGGATGAAGAAGATGATATTCTAGATATCATAAAGAAGAGACAAGCAGAGGATTCCTCAAAGCCTATTTCTGATGATGAACTTAATGAATTAATATAATGGCAGTAAGAAAAAACACATATATAGATGTAGAGCTTGAGTGGGCTGAACAACAATTATCTACTTGGAAATCTTATGTAGATGCTAATCCTCTTCATGAGTTAAAGGATAGGATAGAATGGAAGCCTACAGCTAAAGGGGGTGTTATGCCTATGGTAATAGCCTCTATAGAAGCACAAGGTAAATTTGTTCAGGAAACCATGAAGAATTACCTACAACTACTCAAAGAGGTAGATGCTATGAGAGAGAAAGAAGAATCTAAGAAGGAAGCTAGAGGTTCAGGTACAGTTCCACATAGAATGCAAGGGAAATAATGGAAATCAAAACTACAGAGTTCTTTAAGAACATGAAATCCCTACCTCCTCCTGGTACAAAAGAATTTAATGATCTTATTGATTGGGAAGTAGAGAAATGTACAGGAGGAGTAACAATCAATGGGGTATATATATCAGGTTGGTTATATTGGCATTTGAATCATTGGTGGATTAGAATAGATGATACAGATAAGTATGGGAATGATATTAGGATTACATCCCTTCCTGAATTAAGAGATAATGAATGGATTAGAGCTGAGCATTTAGAGAAATGTAAGGTTCAGAGAAAAGGATATATAGAGGTAGGGGGTAGACAAGGGGGTAAATCAGAAATGGAAGCCTCTTATTTTGGTATGAATGCTACACTCTTTAAGAATACACAGAATGTTATCATTTGTGGTAATGATGCGGATTTATCCTTACTGAAGGACAAAGTAGATTTTGGACTTAACAATCTATGGGATGGGATTAAGATTCCTAGATTAGATAAGACTTGGAGATCTAACCAAGTTAGGTTAGGGTATAAGTCTCCAAACAATGAAGATCAAGTTTGGAGTTATATTGTAATCAGAAATGCACAAGATGGAAATAAAACAGAGGTTGCTGCTGGAACAACGGCTAAGTCATTCATTATGGATGAGGTTGGTAAGTATAGCTTTGGTGCAGCCTTTGCAGCTGCAGCCCCTGCTTTTAAAGGTAAGAATGGTTGGAGAGCTGTTCCTATCCTTGTTGGTACAGGGGGTGCTTTTGATAATGGTAAAGATGCAGAAGCTTTCTTTTATAATCCTGAAGCGAATAACTTTGCTTCTATAGATGATGAAAAGAAAACAGGTTTATTTTTATCAGGTGTATACAGACAGGATTGTAAAGAGAAAATGACTTTAGCTAACTGGCTATCTCAAGAAAAAGGTTTAGAATTTAAGAAGAACTCTGAATTACATAAAATAGAGATTAATGTAGCTAATAAGGATAAAGCAACAAAGCTTATTCTCAAAGAAAGGGAAGCTAAGAAACTAAATCCTGACAGAACTCTTTATCTTAAAGAGATAATGTATTATCCTCTAACAGTAGATGAATGTTTCTTATCTTCTCAAGAGAATATGTTTGATATTGAATCTGCTAAAAGGCAGAAACAAAAACTTCTCAATTTAGGTAAACAAGGAACTCCTGTTATTCTATATAATGATGAAGGAAATATTAAACATGAGTTTACAGATAAGCTACCAATATCTAACTTTCCACTAAAGCAATCAGATAGTAAAGATGCTCCAGTTGTTATATATGAGTTTCCTATGGAAAATCCTCCTTATGGGTTATATGTAGCAGGGGTTGACCCTTATAGACAAGGTAAGTCTGCTTATTCTGCATCATTAGGAGCTGTTTATATTTACAAAAGGATGCATACCATTACAGGAGATAAGTATGCAGATATGTTTGTAGCCTCTTATTGTGCAAGACCTGATAAGAAAGAAACATGGGAAGAGCAAGCTAGATTATTGATTAAGTATTATAATGCAAGAACACTATGTGAGAATGATGAAATCTCTTTTATAGATTATATGATATCTAAAGGAGATTCACATTATCTAGAGAGACAACCACAATGGCTTACAGAAATAGTTCCTAACACTACAGTAAGAAGGGAATTTGGTATACATAGGTCTGCAGAAAAGATTAGGACTTTCTTACATGGTTCTCTCAAGAAATATCTAGAGGAATCTGTGTATAAAGAAAAAGATGAAGAAGGGAATGTTATTAAAGAGATTTTAGGTGTATCTAAGATACTAGATCCTGTTCTTCTAGAAGAAGTCATACAGTTTAATGATGATTTAAATACGGATAGATTAATTGCAGCAGAGTTAGCTATAGCTCTAGCAATGAAGTTAGATCCTATACTAGGAGCTGTATCTGCAGATTCAGATGGGAGAATGAAGAATCTGGTTAAACCTAAAAAGAAAAATGTAATGTTCACTCAATCAAAAGGTTTATTTTTGAACAAACGTAAATTATTTTAAACCATGCCAATAATTAGATATACAAAGGATGCTACAATTAGGTATGCATATCTTAACATATTCCCTGACCAGTTTAAAACTGAGAAGGAGAAATCAGATGAGTCTTACATAAAGAATACTATGGACTACTTTGCTAATAAGGCTTATGCAGAGTATGTAAAGAATAGAGAAACTTTTGTAAAGAACTATGATTTAGTAAAAGGTATTCTTAGAATGGAAGACTTCTATCAAGAACCTCAAGTCAAAAGCTTTACTGATATGCTTCAAGGAGATCTTAATCTTCCAAGTTATGTAAAACACTATTCTGTTCTTACTACACCTATTAATGAATTAATAGGAGAGTTGTCTAAGAGACCTGACTTATACAAGTGTAAAGCCTATGATGATGATTCTAAAGCTGAAGAGCTAGAAGCTAAGACAGAAATACTTAATAAGTATATAATGTCAGAAGCTAAGAGAAAGATATATGAGCAGATAGAAATGGCTGGTGGAGAAGTACCTTCTGATGAAGAAATAGAACAGATGTCTATGGAACAAGTAAAGGATGATATTGATTCCTATACTTCTATAGCAGAGAAATGGGCTAATCATATTCTTACAGCAACCAAAGCAGATTTCAATCTAAAGGAGAAATCTGAAGAAGCTATGAGAGATTTATTGATTACTAATAGAGAGGCTTTTCACATATTTGAGGACAACTCTAAATTAGGATTTAATATAGAAGTAGCCAATCCAAAGAACACTTGGTTCTTAACTACACCTGATAAGAAATATACTTCAGATCCAACAGGAAGAAATCAAGGAGCTTATGCAGCTGGTACTGTACAAGTAATGGAACTTTCTGAAATTATAGAATCTATTCCTGATTTAACAAAAGAAGAAATAGACCACCTTAGATCATCTCTCCAAGATTATGGACTTATCAATGTTAGAGAATCTAATTTAGGGAATCCAGATGCTATTCCTGGTCAAGAGTCTGTAATGTATGATACCTTTGATCCTCTTGTTCTTCAGACAAGAATGATTATAGAATCAGAAATGAAAGAGAACTCTGATGGTCTTCAGGACTTCCTAGGGTTAACATCTAATGTAAGTAGTTTTGGTTATAAGTATGTTGTAGTAAGGTCTTATTGGGCTTCCAAAAAGAAAATAGGTAAACTTACATTTGAGGATGAACTTGGTAATAGACAATCTATGATTGTAGATGAAAACTATAAATCAGGAACAATTCCCACACAAATATCTCTAGAATGGGGATGGATTAACCAATGGTATCAAGGTATTAAGATTGGACCAGACATCTACCACATGAAACCATTCAAGTTACTAGATTATTGTCCTATTATAGGATTAAATCATGAGATTAAAAATACAGAAGGAAGATCTCTAGTAGATTTAATGAAACCTTTTCAAGTGATATATAATATCTGTATGAATCAGATGTATAGATTATTAGAGAAAGAGATTGGTAATGTTGCTTCAGTAAACATCAGAAGAGTTCCTAGGGTTAAAGATGGGGATGCTCAAGATGATATTGATATTTGGGAATTAGAAGCTAGAGAACGGGGAATCATGTTTGATGATGATAGTCCAGAGAATACCAAAGCTCCTGTAACAAATCAATCTGTAGCTAGAAATGTAGATTTAACTAGAACTAATGAGATTCAATCTAGGTATAATTTAGCTATTCAGGTTAAGAATGAGTGTTGGGAGTTAATTGGTATGTCTAAACAGAGAATGGGAGCTGTATCAGCCTCAGAATCAGCTACAGGTACTAATACAGCAATGCAACAGTCTTATAATCAGACAGAACCTTTATATGTGGCTCATGAATACCTATTGAGACAGTTATATCAAGCTATTATAGATGCTTCTCTGTACACAGAGAGCAAGAACCCACAATCTACAATAAGTTATATTAACTCTCAGGGTACTTCTGCTTTTGTACAAGTTAATGGTACAGATTTGAAGTTCAGAGATCTTAAAGTGTTTCCTACTAATAGTCCTGCAGATAACCAAGCATTTAATGAAATGAAGCTTCTTACTCAAGCAATGCTTCAGAATGGTGCTTCTATCTATGATGTGTCTATGTTATACACTACTAACTCTATTAGAGAGATTAAGAAAGCATTTAAAAGGCTTAAAGAACAACAAGAACAGCAACAACAGCAAGCTGCTCAACAAAAACAACAAGAACTTGACCAACAAAATCAACAAGCACAGGCTGCCCTTGCAAATGCTCAACAAATGCAGCAAGAACAACAGGCACATGATGATTACCAAAAACAACTTGATAGGCTTTCTAAAGAGAAAATTGCAATTATTCAGGCTACAGGTTTTGGAAAGGTAGAATCTGAGGATGTAGATAAGAATGCAGTTCCTGATGTTCTAGAAGCTTCTAAGTTATCGCATGAACAGAATAAAGCTGACAAGGATTTCAATGCTAAAATGGCTGATATTCACTCTAAGAATAAGCAATCTAATGATAAACTAGCTTTAGAGAGAGAAAAAATGCAAGTAGAAAGAGAGAATATGAAGAATGATGAGAAAATAGCGAGGATTAATGCTCAGAATAGAAATAACAAAAAAAACAAATAATATTATAAAGAGATAAAGAGGTTAAAGCGATATTAACAAGTAAAGTTATTTCCTACCTCTTTAATCCCTTTGTTATTACTTATTCATTAATTAGTTTTACTTATAAATAAAAACCAAAAATACACTAACTACATATGGAATCAAATAATAATCCTTCATTGGATAATTTTAGTATTCAAGATACTATGGAAATGGGAATGGGAAGCCAAGAATTGTTAAACGATTTATTTGCCCCAGAAACAGCCACAGGGAATCCTGCTGAGATTACTCCTATAGTTAAAGAGGTTGAGGATAAAACTCCTGCACCTACTACTTCTACAGTAAAAGAGATTACTGATGAACCAAAAGATCCTAAAGAAGGTCCTTCAGGACAATCACTAATTTCATCCTTTTTAGGAGGAGATGAAGAAGATGAGGAAGAAGACATTAAGCCTACAAAAGCTGCTGTTACTGAAGACCCTAAAGAAGAAGATGAACCTTCAGGAACACAATTTTCAGCTTTAGCTAATGATCTTTTTAATCTAGGTGTCTTTACTAAAGATGAATCAGAAGGAGATGTAACTATAAGCTCTCCAGAAGAATTCTTAGAAAGATTTAATTCTGAAAAGAAAAAAGGAGCAATAGAAATTGTAGACAATTTCATTGGACAATTTGGAGAAGATTATCAGAATGCATTTGATGCCATATTTGTAAAAGGGGTTAGCCCTAAAGAGTATTTTGGTGTTTATAACAGCATTGTTAATTATTCAGAATTAGACCTTTCCCAAGAGGATAACCAGGTTAGAGTAATGAAACAAGCTTTACATGATCAAGGTTTTGATGCTGAAGATATTGAAACTGAGATTGAAAGATTGAAAAATTATGGTGATTTAGAATCTGTATCTCAGAGACACCACAAAGTTTTAATCAAAAAAGATGCTCAGAGACTACAACAATTAGAAGTAGAAGCTGAGAGAGAATTGCAACAAAAAGCAGCTATAAAGAATCAATACATTAATAATGTTAATGGTGTTATTCAAGAAAAGCTAAAAACTAAAGAATTTGATGGCATTCCTTTGAACCCTAAATTAGCTGGTGAGTTACAAGATTTCTTACTTGTTGATAAATGGAAAACTAATTCAGGAGAGACATTAACAGACTTTGATAGAACTATTCTTGATTTGAAAAAACCAGAGAATCACTCTATGAAAGTTAAAGTTGCTCTTTTACTGAAGATTTTAGAAAAAGATCCTTCTCTTTCTACAATTCAAAAAACAGGAATTACAAAGAAATCAGATCAATTATTTAGTGAGGTTGCAAAACAAGTAACAAGTAATAAATCAACAGGTGCTTCTAGCTCTGCTAGTTCTCCAAGTAGATGGTTCAAATAAATCCTTTTAATAACAAAACAAATTTTATAAAATGAGTATTCAAACTATTCCAGGATTAACTGGGTTTACCTACGCTAGGGTGTCCTCTATGGATAAGCGTGCAGTAGGGAAATTAACAGACGCAAATCACCTAGAGTCTTTTCACTCTACTGAGCCTGCTGACTATGATAAGAAAATCATTAGTCTTTATACGCAAAGTTCATTGTATAGCAATGACTTTCTAGATATGATTAACAAAAGCACACCTTATTACATTGATAATAACAGTGATGCTTGGAAATGGAAAATTGCTGTTCCATACAAATTCCCTAAAATCATTGATGTTCCTACTGTAACAACTAACTTAGTTAAACCAGGTATTGATGGGCAAGAATTCCAACTTGTACTTGATACTAATGAGTTTTCTAAAAATGCAGTAATCTCTGTTGGTACTCGCCAATATGGTCCAAGATTCTATGTAATCAAAGACCCTGTAAACTGGAACAATGGTTATCTCTACACTTTCACTTTAATTACAGACAACCCTCAAGTAGATTTCGTTTCTCCTGTATTCTTACAAGTAGGAATTGAATGTGAATTGATTGATGCTGTTATTGGAGAGTTTGATCAAGATTTGTTAGGTCTTCCTAGATTAGGTGAAGAAATCACAATGTTTGAATCTTTAGGTTCTGCATATGGTTTTGAACACAAAATCACAGAATGGGCTGATGATAAAATGATGAGAGATGCTTCAGGACAACCTTTAGACATTTTAGTTCATGCTCCACAAAGAAGAAATCAATTACCTCTTACTCGTAATGATGTTAAATGGGAACCATTTATTGAGTTTTGGATGCGTAAATCTATGTTAGAGCTTAAAGTTAAACGTATGATCTGGTCTAAACCAGGTACAGTTAAAACTAATGGTTCTAGACAGGAAGTTAAAAGAACTTCTGCAGGGGTTTACCATAGAATGAGAAATAATGGTAACTTAGTGCAGTACAACAGAGGTGAGTTTTCAGCTAACCTTATTAGATCAGTCTTTGGAGATTTATTCTACAGAAGAGTAGATGTTAAAGACAGACGAGTTAAAATGTATACTAATGAGGCAGGGTTTGATGTATTCCAACAAGCTTTGAAACAAGATGCACTTAACTCTGGTCTTACTTTCATGGCAGATTCTGGAAACAGATACATGCAAGGAGAAGGTCAACACATCACTTATAACTTTGCATTTGATGCTATGGTTACAAGAGAAACTGGTAGAGTTGAGTTAATTCACTTGAAAGAACTTGATTTACCTCAAACTAACCTAGAATTTGGACAAAACAAAAAATCTACTCCTGTATTTATGGTGTTTGATGTTTCTCCAATGTCTGATGGTTCTATGGTAAACAACATTAGAGAAGTACGAATGAAAGGTGCTCCTTCTATGACTTGGGGTTATATTGATGGTACAAGACACCACTTAGGTTTTGCTAAGTCTCAAGGTATGTCTTCTGCTAACAAATTCCCAGGATATGAAATTTGGATGAAAGACAGATGTGATGTATTCATTGAAGACTTGTCTAGAACAGTTTTGATAGAAGAAATTCCACAGTTCTAACATAACAGAGGATGTGTACTTCCTGCCTAACCTCCCCTTCTCCCACAGGCAGGAAGGAGATTCTCACCAAGATGTGATAGCCTTAAAAAAGCTGGTCAGCCCTTCGATGGGCAACATCTTCTAAACCAATATAAATAACTACATATGGGCAAATTACCGATTTTAAAAGATGAAATTATTCGTCTTAGAAATGAAGGAAAAAAGTTTAGAGAAATTAAAGAAATATTGGGTTGTTCATATTCCACTATTTCTTATCATACAAACTTTAAAGAACGTGTCAGAACTCTTGAAGCTATGAAAAATTCTAGAGACCCTAATTTCCCTTATAAAGGAGATGGTTCTAGACAAGTAAAAAATAGACAGTATATAACAGAGTATTTGAAAACACATCCTTGTGTAGATTGTGGAATCACAGATATAAGAGTTTTAGAATTTGATCATGTTAGAGGAGAAAAATCTGGAAATGTTTCAAAAGCTATTGGACAATTTTGGAGTGAAGAAAAACTTTTAACAGAAATAGAAAAGTGTGATATTAGATGTTGTAACTGTCATAGAATTGTTACAAGAGAAAGAAGAGATTATAGTAATAATACAAAGAATAAAAACCAATTTAATTAACTAAATTTTTATCCAACATGGCAATCGGAAAAATTTCTACTCTGAAAAAAGAGTATAGTAGCAATTCACAAATGCAAACGATGCAAAGTAATTTAGCATCTAAAGGATTAACAAGAGTTCCTGGAACTGGAGTATTTAAATATCCTTATAAAGAATTAGATGGTAAGTATAGAACAGGTTTAGACCCTGATGCTTCTTATATCAAGAGAATTCTAGACCCTACAGAGAGAGATATCGAAATTGAGAGAGTAACTAAGCTTAGAGCAAAATTAGAAGCTGCTTTTGGTGATATTGATCTTGGACCTCGTTCTAAGTTCTGGAATTACAGTCTTTCAACTTCTTCTGAAGATGAATTACATGTACAACCTGTAAAGCTTATTGATGGAGATAACTTCTTTGATTTATCAATCCCTCAAAAAGAGCTAGCGTTTGCTTGGTTAAGAGTAAACCCTACTATAGCATCAAGCTACCAAGCTTGGGAAAGAGGAGAGTTTCCAGCAGATACTCAATTTTATGTTGTAGATGATGAAGTAGAAAATGCTGTTATCTTCAAGAAAAAACAAACTGTCAACAAAGCAATTGCTAAATTTGATAGTATGACTCCTGAGAAACAAAGAAAAGTAGCTAGATTACTAGGTTTACCTGTAACAGAGGATACCAAAGAAGAGTTTGTCTACAATCAGGTTGATAATATCATGAAACAATCTGAGTTTAAAACAGGAGCTTTTCAAGGATTAAACCCAGTAGAAGTATTTAACCGATTTGCCGATATGAAAGAGAATATTTTACATATCAAAGATTTAGTTAAACAGTCTGTATTACACTCTATTTATAGAATAAAACCTAATGGTAGAGTTTATGAAGGAGAACTAGAAATTGCTGTAGATGAAGATTCTCTAGTTAAATATTTAGCTGATGATGATCATCAGGATGAATTAATTACATTGGAACAAAAATTGAAAACTAAAAAGCTAGCCTCAGTATAACTGAGGTTAGATTAAAATATAAAGAATGATACCAGTAGACAGCTTATTATACAAGATTGATCAGAGGTTGAATAAGCTTTCAACTAATGACCACCAACAGATTCAGTTAGAAGATAAAATCTTAGCTCTTAATGAGGCTCAGATTAAGTTGATAAAACAGAAGATTGATGGTATCAGTGTAGTATCAGGTCTAGGTATGGATTCTTTTAAAAAGAGATATGAAGATTTACAATCTTTAGTAGTACCTTATGATAAGGGTAAATTATCTCTAACATTAGTAGATCCTATATTAAATAGATGGGAAGCTAAACTTACAGATTTAGTACCCGATTACATGTTCTATCAGGATGCCTATATCTTAGCAGATAAAGGAGTTTGTAAGAACAGAAAAATTTGGATTAATAGAGATTTAGCAAAGCATGGAGATTTACAATTTATAGTTAATAATGAGAATTATAAACCTTCTTTTGAATACCAAGAAACATTTAATTGGTTATCTTCTGATGCGATATCAGTATTTACAGATGGTACATTTACTCCTAAGGGTATTTATATAATGTACATGAGATATCCTGTATATATAGATAAAGAAGGATATGTAAAGTTTGATGGAACAGAATCTACAAATGTAGATTGTGAACTTGAAGCTTACTTAGAAGATGAATTATTAGACTTAACAGTATTAAACCTAGCAGAATATACAGAAAACAGTTCTGCTATGCAAACAGCCCAATCAAGAATACAAACAAATGAATAATTTTAATTAATTTAATACACACAAACAATGGCAGATTTTTCATTAACCACGCTCTTTGTAGTGCCTAGTACGCAAACTTCTTTGCCTACAGGTAGCTCTACTCAGGACTTGACAGCAGGACAAGTAGGATTGTTTACAAATGCCTATGTTGCAACAGCAACTCCTCAAACAGGTGCTTATTTTTATGTTGCACAAGGAAGAACAAACAACTATTTGCAAGGCTCTAAAAGATCTGATAAAATCGCAGGACCTTTACAAGCAGTGAATCCTAAACCAAATATTGTTGAATGGTATAAAGTAACAGGTTGTGCAACAGCTACTAATCAAATTACTGAAGTTGGTAATTTCCATGTTCAATGTGGAGAGATTGTTACTCTTACTTTACGTGCTCACTCTAGCTATATTGATACACTTTATTTCAATGGACTAACAAGATCAGTTACAGTACAAGCACCTTGTTGTGCATGTGATGGTGATGTTTGTGCAGATGTTGATGTAGATGCATTGATTAATGCTCTTATTGTTAAACTTAGATTTGTAGCTCCAGGTATTAACCCTGATAACATTAGTTTAAATACATTTTTCACTTTTGAGAAAATTGGAACTGGTGCTTCAGCTAAATTAAGAATTACAGGTAAACCATTGACAAGATATGGTGTTCCTTGTGATATTGCAGCTTTCCCTCATGAATATGACAGAATGTGGTTTAGAACTTTCGTTTATGAAGGTCCTGCTACTACTGCAGATTTCATTGTGGCTGACAACTGTAATATTGTAGCTACTCCTGTAATTACTCAAAGAGCTAATTATGCTAAAGGAACTTCAGATGAAATCAAACAACTAGAGAAAAACTTCTATAGCTACCAAGCTGGATATTTAAAACATCTATATAGAATGGCTGGATATAACCAAAACTTTGAAAGTTGGGTTGTAGATGGGTCTGTATATGATACATACTATATCAAATTCTTGGAGTATGATAGAACTGATCAAATGTGGGGAGATTTTGTTCCCACAGACAATCAAGTGATTATTGCTGCTGTAGCTGGTTCAGCTATTTCAACTGCAATTGCAGCTGCTCTAGCTCTAGCTTTAGGTACTGTAGTAGATGAGTCTGGTGCTTGTATCACTACAACTACTACAACTTCAACTTCTAGTACAACAACAACAACCACTACTACTTTAATTCCTTAATTCTAAGTAGCTAACTCTAAAAGGGGAAGGAAAGGTAATCTTTCTCTTCCCTTTTTTATTTAAAACAAAAATGATATGCCTACTTTAAAATTAGATTTACTAGTTATAAATACATATACTACAATGACAATGGGTGTATTAGATTCTACTATATATCCTGATGAAAATCCTATTGTATCTTCTCCAACATTATCAGTTAGTGTTCCTGGATTTGATATTGTAGAAATTCCATTTGATATACAGGAGTTAAATCTTTTAAACTCTACAGATCTTGGTATAACTACTGAAGGTAATGAAGAAGCTCTCCCTGATGGTATTTATTATTTAACCTATACAATAGAACCTGCAGATGAGAATTTTGTAGAAAGAACTATTGTTAGAGTAGATAATCTTCAGGAAAAGTTTGATAATGCTTTTCTAACACTTGATTTAATGGAGTGTGACAGAGCTATTAAGACACAAGCTATGGTTCAGTTAAATAGTATATATTTGTTTATACAAGGGGCTATAGCAGCTGCTAATAATTGTGCTGCAGACCAAGCAATGAAATTGTATAACCAAGCAGATAGAATGCTAGACCATTTCTTGAGTAACAACTGTGGATGTTCTAATAATAATTTTACGTTACATTAATTATGAAAGCAAATTGTTCTGAATGTGGTGCAAACGTGGGTTGCAGCTGTCAATTAACAAATGGTCTTTGTGGTACTTGTATCAATAAACCTAAATAATTATGATTTCTCAAAGACTAACACAATGTAAACAGTGCTCAGATATTCTTTCTCTTATTGAAGAGATAGATTGTTCATTGTTTAAGATGAGCTTAAAAATGTATAATAACACTATTCTGATGCTAAATCTTCCAATTTATTATGCAGGTATGGTAGCATTATTACATTATAAAAGAATACTTACTTACAAATACTTTAATTCTAGCTATGCTAATAGATATAAAGTAAATCAAATAGCCTCTAAAGTTAAACTTTTAAAGTATAAATAAGATGGGATGTACTAATTGTTTCAATGGATGTACTGAAACTACATCTGATAAATGTGTAAAATATACAGGTAATGATGTACCTGCACTGAACATCACTAAAGGAGATTCACTAATGTCAGTAGAAGATAACATTATTTTGAAGATTCTTAGTATGATTATAGGAGAAGGTATTATACCTGAAGTAGATGCACAAGATATTTGTGCAGAAGTAATGGCTAATTTACCTGATCTTTCTATAGCAACACTAAATGATTACATAACTGCTATTATAAAAGCTGTTTGTGCTAATGTTACAAGTATAGATGATATAAACACTATACTATCTGCACTTAATAGTGACTATACCTTAGATTGTATTACTTCTTTTGTAGATCCTGAAGATGTAAATAACACTCATGCTGTAGTTCAAGCTTTGATAGATGTTTTGTGTTCTACTATAGAAGACTTAAATGCTCTTACTTTAAACTTAACAACTAATTATGTTGCTATTGAAGACCTTGATGGTTACATAGCTGCTTATTTAGAAGCTAATGCTCCAAGTGATCTTATATCTAATAAGATGATTCCTTTTGTAGCTGTAGAGTATTATGGTACTTTAGCTAATTTCAATGCAGGGGGTGCTGGAATAGGTTTATGGGATAAAGTATATCTATGTAATGGTGCTAATGGAACTCCTGATAAAAGAGGAGTAGTTCCTGTAGGTGTAACAACAGTTGCAGGTGGAGGAGCTTATAATCCTGCTGTAGATCCAGGAAATCCTGATAACCCTAATTATGTATTAAATACACCTTTAGGTGCTAATACAGTTACACTTACTTCTGCTCAGATGCCTTCCCATACACACATAGCTACATCTGTTGTTTCAGGTAGTACTACTGTACCAGTTCCTTTTATTAAGGAAGTAATAGGCGTAGTGTCTCCTAGAGTATTGGGGTATAATTCTGTAGGAGATGAAGACAGTGCTATAAGAATTTCTGAAGTAGCTACAGTTAATACTTCAGGAACTATTGTAACCACTACTAATGCTAGTACAGGAGGAGGGGATTCACACTCTAATATCCAGCCTGTTCTACCATGTTATTACATTATGTTTATACCCTAAAATTCTTACAAAAATGAGAAATAAGGAGAAAGATAAGGCTTGGAGGGAAGCTAATAAAGAAAGATTAACACTCTATATGAAACAGTGGAAAGAAGATAATAAAGATCACTTAAACCAGTATAGGTTAGACAATAAGGAAAAACTTAATGAAACCTCTAGAAATTGGCAAAAAGATAATAAACAGAAGGCTTATAGAAACCATGTTAATTATGTCAGAAATAGATTAAAAAAAGAACCTTTTTTTAAATTTAAGAAAGTAGTTAGATCTTTAATAAAAAAGTCTTTCTATAGAGCTGATATAGGAATTACTAAAAAAAGTAAGTCTGAAGATATACTTGGGTGTACATTAGAATTCTTTAGAGATTATATATTGTCTCAGTGTCCAGAAGATGTAACTTTAGAAGATTTTCATACTCATGGATATCATATAGATCATAAAATACCTATCTCTTCTGCTAAAACAGAAGAGGAGGTATTAAAATTATGCCATTATACTAATCTTCAGCCTTTATGGTGCTCTGACAATATCAAAAAGTCTAACAAATTACAATCATGAGAAGTATAGATATATCTAAAATATTTGAAGCTGCCAAGAATAGTAGCTCTCCATGTGGACCTAACCCACAATGGGGGGATATTGGAATGAATCCTCCATGCTCATTAACTACTACTACTTCTACTACTATAGTTCCGTATTTAACTGAATGTATGGTTTTACTTAATTATGGAGAAGTTTTATATGCGTATGAACCACAATCTAACACTAATGTATTTTTAGGTAATTTTGCTCCAGGAGGAGGAGATATAGCTAATACTAATAATAAAATTTGGTTTTATAATGGTACATTAATCTATGAGTATGACATGCAATTATCTCCGTTCTACGCTACTTTTAATAGAACAATTAATGCAACATTACCAATTAATAATTTGTATGTTGGATTGCATGCTATTGATAATAACACTCTTATAACTTCTGATACCAGTACTCTTCCTAATAGGATTATAACATTGGATATTACAGGTTCTACTGCTGTAGAGACTAATAGTTTTGAACTACCTACAGGAAAATTCATTTCAGGGGATATAATCCTAACTCAAGATAATAAGATCATTCTAACTACTGATGGTGGTGGAAACAGTTTCTTGTATCAATATGACTATCCTTCAGGAACATTAGAGGTTGCTTTGGATTTAGGGGATACAGATATATACCCTTATGGGCTATATGAGTTTAATAATCAACTGTTTATTATTTCTGGTCCAGGGATAGTAAGAGGAGTAGATTTAGTTTCTCCTTACAATATAACAGAGATTCAAGATTCAGGATTGCTTATTACAGGAGCATCTCAAAATACTAGTTGTATTCCTGTTAGTTTAATAACTAATATACCAACAACCACCACAACCACCACAACATTGCCTATTGTTGTAGGTCCTTGTGATATATTTACAAATAATGCTCAAAATTACTTTGCATATAATTATGATACAAATGTTAGTCAATTTGTATTGTCCACTCCTAGTTTTGGTGGAAGTACTGATATAGCTAGTACTGCCACTAAATTATGGTTTATAGGGGGTAATGATATTAGAGAGTACGATATAACTTTAAATCCTTGGAGTGCTGTCTTTAATAGAAGTATTACAGTAACTCTTCCCCCATTTAAAACATTAGGTTCTGGTCTAGTTGCTATAGATAACACAACTTTATTATGCTCTTATGATGAAAATATTATAGAGATTGATATAACAAATGATTTAGCTTCATATACTGTATTATTCCAATTAGATTTAGGTGAAGAAGTAGCAGGTGATATTTTATTTACAACAGATAATAAAGTTATTGTTTCAACAATTGGAAGTGGAAGTAAACTTCAACAATTTGATTATATAACTACACTTCAGGAAGTTTCTATAGATCTTGGTCCAGTAATATTTGTTGGTTTATTTGAATCTGGAAATGAAATTTATGGATTTGATTTTTCAGGGTTAGCTTATCATATTGATAAAACATTCCCTTATAATGTTACAGTGGATAAAGACTCTGATCAAGGAACAGCAGGAGCTTCTCAACAACCTAGTTGTGTTACTGATAGTTTTATTACTACAACTACTTCAACAACAACTACTACAACAACTACTTTAGTGCCTCCAGGAGCAGGAGTATTTATTGCAAATGTAGATAATCTCCCTAATGGAGTTATGACAGATGTGACTCCTAGTTTTTATCTACTAGATGTAAACTCATTTGCTATAGTTAATGGACAAAGTACTAGTGGTAATGTTATTACAGGAGGAACATCTCTTACTGTTTTATATAACTCATTTACTAATATACCAGTACTTAACCTTTTTGTTAATAATATTCTTGTAGATACATTTACTGGAGTTACAGGTAATGGTCAGAGTCATACTTTTACTTATACTTGGGTTTTTACTGATGATATACAAGTAACATTAACCTCTTAAGACATGACACTATTTATAACATTAACATTAGCAGAAGCTGATACAGGTCCTTTCAACATCTATTCTGATATTGATGGGTTTCTATCAGCATTTGCTACAAATGTTCCTAAGGCAAGTCTATTAGCAGGTTATTCTGCTAATAGTGTTCCTGATGGAACAACTATACTTAAATTAAAATCTACAGGTGTGTGTACAAATTTTACATACTTAAATGTGTTTACTACAACAACCACTACAACTACTACATTATGACAGTTCTAATAACACTTACAGTAGCAGGAACAGATTCAGGTCCTTTTGATTTATACTCTAATTTAGATGGGTATACATCTCCTTTTGAGGTAGATGTACCTAAAGCATCTCTATTATCAGGATTTTCATCTCCTAATGTACCAGATTATACTTCTACAATAAAGTGTGTATCTAAAGGTTTATGTACTAATTATATACTGATACCTTTAGGTGATATACCTATCTATGAAATATCAGGGTGTAGATCTTCTGTATCTTTCTTTGCAGAGGGAACAACACCATTTGGTTTAGGAGATTTAGTATTCTTTACACACAATAACCCTATTAATACTGGTACTTATTGTGGTACAGTAATTAACTTATCAGCTACTGGTACTGTAGATATAACACTAACTGGATTCCAACCAACTCCTGATTGTGGTGACTTAGCTTGTGATACTGATGTTGATTTAATTCCATAAAAACAGGTTTATTGGTTTATCCTTGTTTTATTCCCTTAGAGTTCTAGGGGAATTTTTTATTTCATATATTTACAATATTTTCTTTTGCATAATAATAAATTATTGTGTATTAGAAAATACCCTAAAAAATATAAAAATGGCTACAGCAAGAAAATACATAAGTGATGTTAGGAGCATGCATAAACTCTTAAGTTCAGATTCTTTAATAACAGACCGTACCATTTTATCTGAGTTAAGAAATAACACTTTTCTCTTGGTAAAAAGAGAGACTAATCTTAGAAAACTTTGGGCTACAGATACTCTGTATACCACTATTCCTTGTTTAGAGATGTGTCAAGTTCCTATTTCAGAATGCTGTGATTATACAGATGAATGTACTATAGCTAGAACTAAATTTAAACTCCCTAGAATATCTGAAGGAAACTATCAGTATGTTATTCAGGGAGTTTATTCTATTAATGCATTAGGTGGACATGGAACTAAAATTAAAGAATCAACAGTAAATAGGTATATCAATACCTTAAAACTGCCTATTATTAAGAAAGAAGCTTATTTCTGGATTAATAATGACTACTTATATGTTTCTAATCCTTACATAACAACAATAAGAGTTAGTGCATTTTTTGAGGATGAAGTTCCTAATGATATAATGTATCCTGATTGTGGATGTGGTAATGTTGCCTATACAGAAGAAGAACTATGCAAGAATCCTTTAGATAAGGAATTTCCTCTTCCAGGATATTTAGCAAAGCAAGTATTGGAACTAACTTCTCAAAAACTACTTACTACATATTACAAATTAAAAACAGATGTCAATAATGATGGTTTAGATGAACAAGCCCCTAATTTAGGATCTGGAACCCAAAAAGCTTAAACTATGAACACAAAGGTAGAATGGAGAAGTGTGTCAAGAGAAAATTATAAGGACTTCCGTAAAAAGAATCCTACAATAAAGATTGAGTATTCTGTATGGAAGGAGATTATATACCTCTATAATGAATCATTCAGAGATTATATTCTGGAAACAGGAAATAAAGAGAAACTCCCCTTTGGTTTTGGGGAATTCTCTATAGTAAAGAAGAAAAGAAAGCAGTTTAAAGTAAACCCTAAAACAGGGCAACAGTTTATAAACCTTCCTATAGATTGGAAGAAAACCAGAGAAAAAGGGAAAGTCATATATAATATGAATTACCATACAGAAGGTTTCTTTTTTGGGTGGCATTGGTTTAAGAAGTCAGCAAGAATAAAATATCCTAATCTATGGTACTTTAAACCTGGTAGAGCTTCATCAAGATTGATTGCACACTATATAAGGATTGATGATAAGTATCAACATACATACAAAGAATACACAGATATTTAATATTTAAAACATACACTAATGTCCTATTTTTATAAATATTCGTTTATAAGCCCTGAAAGTGTTTATGCTATAGTGAGAGAGGAACTTAAGAGTTACATGGACACTGGTGCTGTGGATGATCTTATGTTTCCTACATACCTTAATAAGTGTTTAAACAAATTAGGTAGATCTTCTTATGCTATATCAGAAACAGTATTATATATAGAAGATTTTGAAGCTAGACTTCCTGATAACTTCTATGCTGTAAGAGAGGCTTGGATGTGTTCTGAGCTACCTCTAAGACCTTATAGGACTGCTAATTCCTTTTACTCTCAAACAGGAGATTGTTCTATTAATATCATCCCTGTAACTGTTTATGGAGATAACTGTGGTAATCCTAACTGTACAACTTTTAGTTGTAATGGTTGTAATACAGAAGAACCACAAGATGTATTCAAAACTAATAGAGATATTCCTAGATCATATAGACAACTCCACTTATTAAAACCTGGAAATATTTCAGCACATAATAACTGTGGAGTAGACTTTGCCTCACACCTATCTAATTTCTCTCAGAATCCTGGTTCTTCTACTATAGATTCTTTTGATATTAGAGATAATAAGTTTGTTACAAACTTTAGAAAAGGAACAGTTCATTTAGTCTTTTATGCAGATGAGTATGATAATCTAGGTAATCAGATGATGCCTGATAACTATCGTATTAAAGAGTTTGTAGAGGCTTTTATCAAATACAAAATATTTGAATCTCTAACAAACCAGACTAATGATGAGACGTTTAACCAACTTCAACAGAAGTTAGTTTACTATAAACAATTATCTGATGAAGCATATATTATGGCAGAGATGGAAATCAAGAAACAAGATGCCCATACTAAAGCCAATAGAATAAAACAGAGTCTTAATAGGTTTAATAGATATGAACTCCCTAATAGAAGTAACTATTATGGAAGAAGAAGAAATTCATAAGTTATGGCAAAGAAGAAAAAGGATGAAGCAGATAACACTCCTCAAGGGAATATAAAGATAGATTACAATACTGCTTCTACAGGTCTTAATATGGACAATATGTTAAGTCAGATTCCTAAAGGAAGTTTGTCTTACAGCTTAAATGCATCTGTTGAGAACTATGATTCTAACAGTATATCTTATCAGAATGAACCTGGTAATGAGTTTACTTTGACTTTTCCTGAAGGATATATTCTTATAGGTAAACATTTTATTAATGAAGCAAGTAAACATATATTCTTCTTAACTAATCCTGAGACTGGTGGTAGTCAAATAGGATATATGGATAATAATGATGGTGTATATCATACTTTGATACAAGCATCTTGTTTAAACTTCAATATCAACTATCCTATTCATAAAGTGGTTCATAGAATCACAAATTGCATATTGGAGATCTATTGGACAGATGGATTTAATCCTAGAAGATACTTAGATTTAAACAGTATTCCTTACTTATTAACTCCTGGAAGTACAGTATGTAATTCTATGGAGACTTCTGAGTTAGATTGTAATGCTATTAAACTACAACCTAATTTCAGTATTCCTTCAGTAAATGTAACTGATGTAATTTCTGGAGGTAATCTAATCTCTGGAGATTACCAATTTGCTGTGCAGTATTCAGATCCTGTAGGTAATCCTTTTACTAGTTATTATAGTATAACCAACCCTACTCCTATTGCAGACCCATTTATTACTACAATTAACTTTAACTACAATGTAGGTAAGTCTATAGTTATAAATGTAAATGATTTAGATGTAACAGGACACTTTGAGTATTTTAACCTAGCTGTCATTAAAACCATTAATGATATTGCTTCAGTAGATTTAGTAGGTACTTTTTTTATAGATGATAGTTCTAAGGAGATTATATATACTGGACAGAATGTTACTCTTATGCAATTAACTATAGAGGATATCTTTGAGAAGTTTCCTTTCTATGATATAGCACAAGACTTAACTGCTGTACAAGATGTTCTTATTTGGGACCAACTCTCAAGTATAGATAGAATCAACTATCAACAAATCTGGAGTAAAGTAACTCCACAATGGGAAACATACAGAATACCTCCTACAGAGGACTATTCTAATGAATTAAACGCTACAAATCTTAGAAGCTATTTAAGAGATGAAGTGTATGCTCTTGAAGGTTGCTTCTTATTGAAGAATGGTAAACAGACTGATGGTTTTCACATTCCTGGAAGAGCAAAGAATTCTAATGAGATTTTAGCACCTAATATATTAAACACAAACCCTGATTTTATAGGAGAAGCAGATCCTCTATCTAATAGTGCACCATATTGGAAAATATACAATACTGCTACTGTTATAGGATTTTCTCCAGAGTATCAACCAGATGTAGATTATAAAGGACCTTACCAATATGGTGAGTTTGCCTATTGGGAATCTACAGAGGAATATCCTTGTAATACAGATGTATGGGGTGATCTTGTAGGTCAGAAGATAAGACACCATAAATTTCCTGATGTTCTTGTTTCCCCTATAAATGAGTCAGCAAACTTCTCTAATGTTCCTGAATTAACTATTCAGAATACAGCTGTGTATCCTATAGGTATAAAGATAGATGTAGATCAAATAAAGGCTCTAATATCTCAATCTAATCTAACTACAGAACAAAAAGCAGATATAGTAGGATTTAAGATACTAAGAGGTAATAGAGGTACTAATAAGTCTATTATTGCTAAAGGTATGCTTAGAAATGTAAATAAGTATACAAGAGATAAAACAGACTACTATTTCCCTAACTATCCTTATAATGACTTAAAAGAAGACCCATTTATAAATAAGAATAACAATGCTTACCTACAGGAATGTAAAAGCTTTACAGTAAACATTACTGCACTAAATACAAATGGAGTAGCTGAAGTAACCTATACAGACTGTAATACTAATAAATTAAATACTATTCCATACACTAGTAAAGGTACTTATTCTTTATGTTCTTTATCTGTCCCTCTAATTACTCCACCTGCTAAAGGTAGTGCATCAGAGTCTATTTATGATGTATGGAGAATAGCATCTACGGGAAACTGTTTTATACAACTTTGTGCTGGGTGGAGAGCACAATGGATAGATCCTTCAGGTGTATTAAAAGAAAAATGGGTACGAGGATGCCCTTTTAATGATGATTTTGAGATTAATGTTAAACAAGGAGAAGAAGTAGGTTGTATAGATGATTGTGACCATTGTGGTATAACAAAATACTATTTAAGAACAGTTACAGATGATAATGTTGCTACATGTGATATAGAGATTCCTTTAACTAGTATAGAATCTCAAGAAGATTTAGCTTATAGACAAATATTCAACTCTCCAGAGACTTCTTTTGGACAACCATTTTTAGGCAGTATTCTTAAACTAGAGAATGTAATGTTTGGAAGAGGTAAAGCACACTTTGTAGAAGTAGAGAAGAATGCTAAGTATAAATTGCTAACCAAAGAAGCTCAAGAGGATGCATTGACAAGTGCTTATAATATTGCTAATGTAGTTCCTCCTGTTAATGCTTCAGCTATGTTTGCAGCTTACCAAGCCTATTTAACAATATACATCAATGGTATAACTAGAAAGAATTATGCTTATTCATTTAATTCTATAGCTAGTTATGACTATAACAGGGCTATTCCTAATAATCTAGGAGTAAAACAAAGAAGATTAGATATCTCTAGATATTTAATCCCTAATGTTATTTCTACAGGAGATAATTTATCAATCAATAACTTTAATAGAGAAACCTCTGTATATCTAAAAACACAAGAATTAAGTGACCAAGGAACAGTCAGCCCCCTACCCTTTCCTAGTAAATCTCCAAATATGCTTGATGATACTAACACTAGTATTGTTACTGATAATTCTAGGTTTACTATATCCGATACAGGAAATTGTTCTATACCTCAGGAAGAAGAGGATATCGAAGTAGTTTCTTATTATGCTTCATTAAAGAATAATGTTGTAAACCAGTGGGGTCAGATATACACTTATGAAACTATAGATACAGGATTTCAGGTTAACCTATATAGTCCTAATCCTCAACCAAGAACTATCTTTGGTGGAGATACATTTATCTCTAGATTTGCTTATAAAACTAAATTACCATTCTTTAATGATAATAGAGTAAATGCTCCTGATGATTCAGATATATTCTATGATGAGATAGGTAATGTAGGATTCCCTAAGTATTGGCATTCTGCTAGGTCTGTATTAAGTAATTTTACTGTTCCTGAAGATTTAGGTATTCTATATAATATTGTCTCTTATAAAGCCCATAACTTTGATTGTCCTAATAGTCAAGTACCTGGTCCACCTGCATTAAATCCTAATAGAACTTTCTATGATGGTTATTATTACTTATTTGCATATGGCATACCATCATTTTACTGTGAGACTGCCTATAACCTAGATCTTAGACAAGCATTCAATAATAAAGAAGGAGATTTTTTTCCTCACGTAGGAAAAGGGATTCCTGATAAATGGTTACAAGAGTACAATGTTTCTATTCTTAATGATAACACATACTATTACAACATAACTTATTCTAAACAGAATAAAGAGAACTTCTTTAGTCACCTACCTACTGATTGGAGTGCTAAGTTATGTTTTACACATTATCCATTTAGAGCAATCTATTCAGATCCTCTAAATACTGATGCTGATAACAGAGTAAACAACTGGTTAATCTACAGAGCTATTTCCTATTTTGATTTCCCTCAGAACTATGGAAGACTAATTTCATTAGATGGTATACAAAATAGAGCTATCCTAGCTAGATTTGATAACAAATCTTTAATGTATGATAACTTACTAACTATTGATACAAGCAATCCACAGGCAGCCTATATTGGTAATCCTACTTTATTTAAGAAAAGTGCTCCAATAGATTTTGCAGAAACAGATTTAGGATATGTGGGAAGTCAAAATAAGTTCTTACTGAAGATTCCACAAGGACAGATAACTATAGATGCTAAAAGAGGGCAGATATTCTTAATAACAGGTACACAAGCACAAGAACTAACAGCTTATGGTTCTGGTATGAATAGATTCTTTACAGACCATTTAGCTTTTGAGATACTTAGATATTTCCCTACTGTATCTACAGATAACCATTTCTCTAAAGTAGGATTACATGGTGTGTTTGATACTAAGTTTGAAAGAGTTATTATAACTAAATTAGATTATATACCTTTAACTTCTGATATTATCTTTAATGAAGAAGATAAAGAGTTTTATATTAAGGAAGTTATCAATGATCTTGAGATATTTAATAAAGTAGAATTAAATGACCCTTATTACTTCTGTAATAAATCATGGACTATCTCTTTTAACATGAATACTAAATCATGGATTTCATTTCATAGCTATCTACCTAATTTCTATATAGGGGAGAATAACTTCTTCTATTCAGGAATAAATGAATGTTGTACAGATTTTGATTGTATTGTTGGAGAGTTAGTTCCTACACCTACAACAACTACAACCTCTACTTCTACAACCTCAAGTACTACTACATCTACTACAACTATAACTCCTTTATTGTGTGCTGTAGAAGGAGAAGGATTTGTAACAGATTGTGAACTAGAAGGAGAAGCTATTATAACTGTACCACCAGAACCTGCACCTTGTACTAGACCTGAAGATGTTGATTATATTGCTCTTATTGCTGGGTATAATATAATATCACCTGCTTCTTCAGTAAATAGCACAGCTTCTAGTGTGGATGCTTGTAGTGCTGTAGCATATATAAATGGTTTATCAGATTTTTCTAATACAACTTATACTATTATATCAGGACAAGCTAGATCTATTATTTTAGGTGAAACAGTTTACGCTGCTAATGAATTACCTGATTGTACTGTTGTACCTGATGGTTGGTATTTTACAGATGAATATAGAAGCTTAAATCAAGTTTTTCATATTGTAGATGGTGTTATTATAGAAATAGTAAATTGCTAATAATTATGTCAAAGACAGTAACTATAAAATTAACAAGAGTAGGTATCAAACATGGTCCTTTTCTTATAAAAGATGAGTTTGGTAATATCATTGCTGATGATGTTACCAGACAATCTCTTATTACAGGTATGAGCTTTATTGTAGATGATGCTTCAAATATAATAGTAGTAGTTTCTAAAGGAGATTGTACTATTACAAAATCATTCCCTATAAAGACTATTACTAAACAAGAGTATGTAGATACAAGAGCTACATCTACTAAGACAAGCTGTATGTGGAAACACTTAGCAAACCCTACTATCTATAATATTTTCTATGGAAAGATAGAACCTTATATCATAGAATACCCTTTCTCATTCTCTTATAATGATGAGATTCTACAATCAGTAAAAGACTATACAAAGTCTTATAAATACTTTATTAATAATACAGGTGTATTTGATGATAATGAGAGAATAGAGATAAACTCTTTCTTCAATAAAGCTGTTCTATATAATAACCAACAGAGTACAGGAGTACTTAATCTAGTTCCTAAACCTCTTAATAACTTAAGTGTTTACTCTAGTTATCCTAAGTTCCATACAGATAGTAAGACTATTCTCTTTACCAAATCTGATAACTTCTACCAGTATAATACATTCTGGTCTATTGTATCAGATAAAACTAAAACTCTTTTTACTAAGACCTGTGAATCATTGTCTATTGATAAGGTAGTTAACCAAGCTAATATGGATTACTCTTCTAGATCTTTCAAGAAAGAACCTCTAAGAGCTAAAGATTTAAAAATTAGACATCAATTAGACAATACATCAGAGATTCATTTAGTGAGTCAATTTATTACAACTAACAATCAAATATCTTACAAGTAATGGACAAGTGGTTAGATAAACTCCAAGATGGAGCACAGTTTGAAGGAACAACAAATAAGGGATTTGATTATAATGGAGCTTGGGGTGGACAGTTTCAGAAAGGTGGTAAAATGAAACCTTTGTATGTATCATCTAAGAAAGATCCTAGGTATAAGGCTTATCAGGATAGTCTTGGGTTGTATAATATGTCTAAAGCAGCATTAGCTACTAGACATGTTGATCCAAACATTTCTCAAAAAGAATTTGAGAAAAAAATGAAAGAATCTGCTGCTTTAATGGATGCAGTGCGAGCTAAATCTAAAGAAACAGGTATTAAACCTATAGGTCTTTCAGATCTTGGACACACTAAACCTAAACAACCTGTTATAATTGGAGAAAAGCCTAAACCTAGAGCTAAACAACAATCATTGGAATCTATATCTCCTAGAGGATTATACACCTCTCAAGGTATAACTCCTAATGAAATGAATCTAAGACCAATGGCAAAACCTGCTCCTGATTATTATAATGTTCAGGAAAATATAAATGCTTATGGAGGAGGGCAATCAAACTATAGAGTTGATAATACTAATGATCTTAGACAAGTAGGACCAGGAAATACTCAAACAGTAACTCCTCATTATCCAGGAGGATTTAATTATCAAAATGGTGGTAATATGAACTATTACAAATCAGGAATAGACTTTGAACCTAAGTCTATTAGTCAGTCAGGTAGTGTTATTACTGATGAAATGGGTCAATGGAAATATCCTGGAGAGGTAACAAGAATACCTTCTAATGATATTACAATGAAAGGTGTTCCTTATGATGTAGTAGGTATTTCAGATACAGGAGATAAGAAATTAATGAAACCAGGAAAAGACTATAAGTTTAAGGGTAAAAGTGTAACTGAATACCCTATAGCACAGGATGGTAAAGAATTGAAACAATTGCTTAACTTTACAAATAAACCAGACAAACGATGGTTGGATAATTTATAAGAATATGAAAGCATTAATTTTAAAACACACAGGATTATCTGAAAAGGATTTTTATAAAAAATATCCTACTACAGATGATTTCTTTAATAGTAAGGAAGGAAAATCTTTTAAGAAAGCTCAATCAGGTCTTAATATAGATCCTTCTATATATACAGGTATAAGTGGTAAGAAGCAAAGATTTGGTTCAGGTATTCAACCTATAGGAGATCAATTCGGTCCTCAGAATCAACCTATACCTCCTAAGACGGAAGCCTATGAAGCTCCTTATCAAAGTCCTTATTTAAAGCCTATAAATAATCAACCATCACAAGAAGAGATGGACTCTGCTAAAGACTTGATCAAAACCCCTAAAAAAGGAGTAGTACAAAATGAGGTTGCTGGGGCAGACCAACAGATTATTGGTGCAGCTACACCATCCCCTGCAGGAGATACAACAGGTGGTCTAATGGATGTAGCAAAAGCTATGTCTTTTGGTTCTCCTATACCTGGACTTATATCTTCTTGGAGAGATGAAAAAAGGCAAGCTAAAGAAGCTGATATGTGGAAGAATGTAACAGGTTTACAACTTAAGGCTTCTAGAACTAAACCTGAGAGATATGATAGAAAGTATGTAAGACCTGAAGACCAAGAAATGACAGGAGAAGAGTTCTTTCCTATTCATGGTGTAGGCACAAACCCTATTGCTCAAAATGGTTCTATGATTGGGGGTAATCCTACAGAGATTGCTAATAACTTTGAACCTTATGACATATATGAAGATGAAGGTTATGAACCTCTTAATGATTCTAATATTAAGCAATACCAATCAGGTGGTGGATTTGGAGATATTACAGAAGCACTATCAGGACCTACTACCTCAGCTGTAGGAACTGCTTATGGTAATAATGCAGGATTTCAAACAGGTAAAGCTGTAGGAGATATGGCTAAGTATATACCTGGTGTAGGTCCTATTGTTTCACAATTAGCATCTCCTGTATTAGGAGCTATAGGTGGACAGTTGGATAAAACATTTGGTCCTGCAGGAAAAATAGCAAAAGCACAGGCAGCTACAAATAGAAATATTCAGAATATTGGTTTTGGGCAACAAGCTGCTAGTGTACAAGGAGGATTTGCTACTAGTATGAAAGATGGGGGTTATGTATCTAATGATTGGCAACCACAAGTAATTACACATTATGGAGATTACTCTATGAAGCAATTACTCAAACCAGACCCTACTATGGATACCCTAAGAACAGGAGGTAATATGAGACAGAATGAAGGAGAGATACAATCTCTATGGGGTGGTGGTGTAAAACCTGAATCCTATAATCCTTATATGGATGGTTCAGGCATTACCTATAATAGCTATGGACAATCTCATAGAGAGTCTGATGGACAGGGAAGAAGTGGTATAGGTATTTCAGTAGCTCAAAATGGGGGTAATCCTAATGAAGCTGATGTTGAAATTGAGAGAAGAGAACCTATAGCTGATATAAATGGAGATAAAGTGGTATATGGTAATTTATTTGCTAATGCTGATTTACTAGGAGATCCTAAAGCTAAAGGAAAAAGGTTTAAAAACTATGTAGCTGATCTTAATAAACAAGAGAACAAACATACCAAAACCTTAGATAAGAATACAAAGGCTCTAAATGATTTAGAAGTTTACACTCCTTTTGATAAACTAACTTTAAACTCTTACCAAGCTAATATGCAGGGTTCTGATATGTCCCTTAAAGCAATAGCAGATAAAAAGAAAAGAGCAGCAGCTTTACAAGAGGCTATCAATTCAACAAGAGATGAGTTATCAGACCAATTAGGCTACACTATCTCTGCAGAGCAATTATCTAAGAATGGTCAGATTGTAAAAGATAAAGATCCTGTTACTAGAATTGCTAGAGATGGTATGACCATAGCACAAGATGGTAAGAAACTAACTCCTTCAGAAGCTATAGCACAAGGGTATAAACAAGACCCTAAAACTGGTAAGTATGTAAAAGTAACTAAGGTAGCTACAAAGAAAAAATCTTCTTCAGGGAAGGCAAAAGCATTAGAGCATATACCTAAAGGACAACATAGAAAAGAATCTGGTTTATATGGTGAAGTCACCCCAGAAAAATATGAAGAATCTAAAGCAGCTAATCCTTGGTTTGATTGGACAGGATTTGATCCTTCTAATGAAGAACATACAGATCGCTTCCAAAAAGCTTTTAATGAAAAAGCTAAATCAATTGGTTCAGCAGCTAGAATTACTAATGATAAGAAATTTGGAGAACAAACAGCAAGTGCTAGATTAAATATCACTCCCCAAGAACAAGAAACTCCAGGAGCTGAAGAAGCAGTAGATGTTGAAGAACCAAACAATAAAGCTGGCTGGTCTAATGTGATAGGAGCTGCTCTACCATACATAAGACCTTCTAATGCTATGGCATTAGATCCTAATCAATTAATGGGAGAGTTATATGGATTATCTTCTAATCAAGTTGAACCTGTGCAAGCACAGAGTTATCAACCTCAATTAGATGTTCCTTATGATATCTCTTTACAAGACCAATTGAATCAAGTTACTAGTCAAACTAGAGCAGCACAAAGAATGGCTGGTTATAATCCAGCAGCTCAAGCAGCTATAGCAGCTCAGTCATATGCTCCTGCTAATCAGATTCTAGGAGAACAATTCAGAATGAATCAAGCTGAGAAAGCACAGGTTTATGATAGAAATAGAGCTACTATGAATCAGGCTAAGCAAGTTAATTTAGGATTGTATGACCAACAAGCAGATAGACAAGCACAAGCTGTAGCAAATACTAAAGCTGTAACACAAGCAGCTCTTAACTCTATATCTTCTAAATATCAACAAAATGCTCTGGAGAATAAAACATTACAGACTTATGAGAACTTGTATAACTATAGATATGGTCCAGGTATGAGAGCTTACAATGTTAATGCTCCTTTCCAACCTATTATACCTACAGTATATTATGGTGATGAAAAAGAGGTAACTCCAAGCAATGTTCCTAATCCTGCTAGTATAGTTGCTTCAACAAAAGGAGAACCTAAAAAACCTAAAGAAGCTACATCTAGAAATGGTTCAATTGTAAAAGCCTTGAAGAGAATGTAACAAGTTTAGTTATAAATTATTACTTAAACTGATTATTCCTTATTGTATAGTCTAATGAATTAAATTAAATTTGTTAGACTATACAATTTTTTGTATATATTAAATTCCTAAAATTCAAACTAATGGCTGGATATAAAGATAATTTACAGTATCTAACTAACTTCAACCCCTATATACAACAGCTTCCAGTAGAAGCAATGGTTTCTGTAGGAATGCAGAAACAACAAATGTATAATGAAGGTATACAGAAGATACAAACTAATTTAGATAATATAGCAGGTCTAGATGTTATTAGAAATATAGATAAGAAGTATTTACAATCTAAACTTAATGAGGTAGGTAATAATCTAAAATTTGTAGCAGCAGGTGATTTCTCTGATTTCCAACTAGTAAATTCTACTTCAGGAATGGTAAATCAGATAGCAAAAGACAGGCATGTTGTTAATGCAGTGTCTAATTCTGCCAGATATAGAAAAGAAGCATCATTAATGGAAGAAGCTAGAAAGAAAGGGGAGTCTTCTCCCTCAAATGAATATGTTTTTCATAAAGATGCAGCACAGTGGTTACAGTCTGATGATTTAAAAGCTGACATGACTGCTAAGTATGATAAATACACTAACTGGAAAAAGAATGCTTTAGAGGTTATTAAAGGGTTAACAGGAGATGAAACTATAACAGACAATGCTTTTACTACAGATAGTAAAGGAAACCTTGTATTAGCTGATGCTAATGTTAGAACTAAACTTGCAGGTGTTACTCCTGAACAAATTCAACAAGCTCTTAATGTAGGATTAACACCTTCAGATTTTAAACAAATGCAAATTGATGGTAGATATAGTTATGCTAATGTAGACCCAGAAACATTCATGTCTAGTGTTACTGAATCTTATGGTAATAACACATCTGCTATGTTACAGAAGAGAGATGTTCTTTCTAATGCATTAAGCTCTACCACTTCTGTTCCTGAAAAAGAAAAATTAAACCAACAAATAGCATCTATTGATAAGTATGTTAATAGTATGAAGAGTGAATATGAAGATGTGTCTAATAGTTTTGCTTCAGGAGATATAGAAGCTGCTAAGGCTAAATTATATACTTCTAAACAGATGAATGGTTTTGCTAGTGCATTTTCTCACACAGAGACTTCTATAACCTATGAGGGGGGTACTCCACAGGATATGGAAAAATGGAGACAGGATAAAGCACAGGATTGGAAGAAGTTTGTAACTAATCTTTCTCAAGATGAAAGACACTTCCAGATTAATACAAAACTAGCAGAAGCAAGATTAGCTTTAGATGCTGAAAATACTTCTTTAAAGAAAGAAGAAAACAGACTTAAGAAAGTAGAACTAGAGGGATATGGAGGAACACCATTTACTGTAGACCAGAAAGATGTTCCTGAAGTTACTTTAGCTAAGAAAACAGCAGAAGTTCAACAGAATGCTAGAAACATTAAAACAGCAGATGCTCAGTTTATAGCACAAGAGGGTAAAGATCAAGCATGGTTAGACCAACAAAGGTCTGCATGGTTAGCTAAACCTAGTTCTGTAGATCCTAAAGTAGCCTACCATTTTAATAAAATAGAAGCAGCTAGAAGACAAAATGAGTCTGATATGGTAATGCTTACAAATATTAATAAGCAAGCAGTTGCTCAAGTAGGTGATATTACTAAACACATTCCTGCTGATATTAAAACAGTAGTAGCTACTTATCCTACAGGTAAGATGAGTTTATCTCCTAAAGAACTTATTGATTTTAACAATAAGATTAATAAATATGCTAAATACTATTCTGCTGCATCAACCACTAGAATTCCTATGGGTACTAGTAACCCTAAATCTTTTGATGATGCTAAGGCTAAACAAGAATTATCTCCTAAAGAATACTACTTATACCAATTATATAAGAAAGAATCTATGCATGGTAACTTAACTTCTGGAGAATCTTTTCTTTTAGGAAAAGCAAGAGAAGTAGGAAAAAGAGTTAATCTGCCATACAAGGATAAGATTAAACAGATTAATGATATTACAGCAAATGAATTAAAGAAAAGACTTGTATATGCTCAAGGTGTAGAATATGATATGCCTACAGCTAGTGCTGCTCAGAAAACTACTATTGCTTCTAGGTTAACAAGTCTTGCTAATTTATCAGAAACACAAAAAGGAGGTTTAGCTAATTCTCCTGAGTTTGATCCTAAGACAGCTAGACTTATTGCTGGAGATAATAATTCTAGATACAACTTTAAAGTTGTAGAAGGTACTTCTAATAATCCTGCTATGTATGAAATGACAGCTACAGATTCTAAAGGAAATGTAGTAAAGGCTAGACTTACACCTGAACAGAAAAGAGCAGCTTTTGGTAATATGTTTGAGGCTTCCCCAGAAGCAAGAGCAGCTAGACCATATCAAGAACAGATTAGAAAGATGGGAGGTTATAGTACAGCATTAGCACCTGGACAGACTAATGTTAAAAACTCTTATTTAAATAAATTAGATTTTCCTAATACAAGCATTTATGGAGTTACAGGAAATATTGAAACTCCTGATGGAGGAAATAGTTATACTATAAGACTAAATGTATATGACCCTATTAAAGGAAAATGGATTGAGAATATTCCTTACCCTCCTTCAGGAATGGTTTCAGAAGATCAACTTACTAAAGCAATGCAAGGATTGAATGATTCTTCTATATTCCAAATGTTGACTGGTAAGATAGCAACCTCTCAAACACTAAATCAAATTAAAAACATATCTAAAAAACCTTTATAATGCCAGATCCAATTAATAACAACGGAGAACCTTTATTAAATCAGTTTGCATTAGATCAACAATTTGGAGGGTATATTCCACAGGATACCCCTACTACTATACCTAATACACCCTTTAAAGGTTTAGAAACTCCTCTTCCTGATTTAGGTGGAGAACCTCATGATATAAAAGTAGACCCTTTACAATCTCTAGAGAACTATATTTTTAGTGGTCCTCAAACTTCAGGTAAGTTAAAAGGAGGTTCTATTATGAGGTCTATTGATGAAGTATCTTCTCAAAGATATCAGAATTTCATGCCTGGAGATTATAACAATGAAGATGCTTATGGACAAACTCAAGGGTTTGGGTCTAAGATGGTTTCAGGTGTAGGTAAAGGATTATTGCTTACAGGAACTACCTTTCTTGAAGGAACAATAGGTATGCTTAATGGTGTAGGACAAATGGCAGCAACAGGTAGAGCTGCTTCATTCTATGATAATGACTTTACTAGAGCATTAGATGAAATAAATAAAAAAGCAGAAGATTTACTTCCTAACTATTACACAGATGTAGAAAAGAATGCTAACTGGTATTCTCCTGATAAACTATTTACAGGTAACTTTCTTTGGGATGGTATTGTTAAGAACTTAGGATTTGCTGCAGGAGCTATGCTAGCAGGTAATGCCTATACCCTAGGACTTAGATCTATTCCTTTAACTGCAAGATTATTCTCTATGGGTAAAGCAGCAGAAGCTTTAGCTGCTACAGAAGAAGGATTAGCTACAGCTATTAACTCTACATCTACTTTTGGTAAAGTAAAATCACTATCTGATAAATTTATTGGAAGCTATAATGTTCTTAATCCTGCAGGAAGAGCTGTAGTAGCTGGACTTGGTACACTAGGAGAAGCTTCATTTGAGGCTTACCAGAACTTAAATGATTTTAGAAACAATAAGATTCAGGAATACAAAGATTTAAACGGAGGAGAAGAACCTAAAGGAGAAGCTCTAGCTAATATCAATAGACTTGCTGATTCAGTAGGTAATAGTTCATTTGCTCTTAATGCTGCTCTATTATCTGCTACTAACTATATTCAATTCCCTAAAATTCTAGGTTCTACTTATAAAGCAGAAAAAGGGATGATTAATGGATTGGCTAGAGAAACAGCAGAGATTGTAGAAGAAGGGGGAAAATTTGTAGCTAAAGAAGGTAAGAGTAAAATACTTAAAGGAATCAACACTGTAAGACCTTATCTATTTTCTATATCAGAAGGATTTGAGGAAGGTGCACAGTTTGCTATTTCTAAAGGTACAGAAGATTACTTTAATAAAAAATATAATGGTAAGTCAGGAGATATATTTGATAGCCTTGTAAAAGGTGTAAGAGATACTCTAGGTTCTAATGAAGGAATGGAAAGTATTATTACTGGAGGTTTATCTGGAAGTATAATGACTGCCAGAGGTAATTATAGAGAAGGACAAGAAATTAAAAGAAATACTGTAGAAGCTGTAGAAAGCTTTAATAAAAATAGACTTTCTGATTTCTCTAAGGAAACATTTGATGCTGTCAATAGGGGAGTATCTATACAAGAAGAAAGAGAACAATATCTAAAAGAGGGTAAAGTATCTGAGAGTAAAGATGCTGAAATGGATTATATAGTAAACTATCTTTCCCCTAGAATTAAGTTTGGAAGATTTGATCTTGTTAAACAAGAGATAGAGGATTATAGAAAATTAGCTTCTTCAACTGATGGATTCTCACAACTTATTGCAGAGGGTAAAGCATTAGTAGATGATACCCAAGAATCTTATCTTAAAAGAATAAACTCTCTAGAACAAACAGCTAATAATGTTAAATCACTTTATCAATCTCTAAACCTTAGATATGGTAGCCAGATAGATGAAGAAGGTAAACCTATATATTCTTCAGCTGTGATGGATAAAATGGTTTATGCAGCCTCTAAAGTAGCTGATTATGATAAGAGAATACCTGAAGTATCTGCTAGTTTGGCAGGATTAGGTATGTCTGTAGATGATTTCATTAATGAAGTTGTTAGTGGAGAGTTATCTGAGGTAGATGATAAGATCAATAACATTGTTGATACTTATATTAAACCTCTAAAAGTTATAGAGGATGAGAAAGTAACTCTTGCAGGACAAGTAGAAGATATAGCTAGAATGGCTCTTAAGAGAGATTCTTACCTTCAGGACTATACTAATATCAAAAACAATCCTAAAGATAATCAAGAAATAGAGCAAGAAGAAGCTGATTCTACAAAAACTGTTACTGAAGAAGGAGAACTTCCTGAAGATACTACTCCTAAGGAAACCATCACTATTAGAACTAAAAATGGAGATAGAGATATAGAACTAGGAACAGAATATGTTCTTGGTAAAGTAGTATATCACAATGCTAATGGTAAAGAAGTTTATAGACAACCTAGACTAACTGTTATTGGGGTTAATGAAGATGGATCTTTTAAAATAAAACAATCTAATGGTGTTATTAAAGATGTAACTCCAGAAAAGTTAGAAGACTACTCTCTAACTAAAGCTTCTGAATTACTTACTAATAGAAAATTTAAGTTCTTCCATGAACACCAGAATTCTATCTTCACTAATAAGCTTATTAAAGGTGCAGATGGTAAACCTGTTACAGGAAGACTTAGATACAACACTAAAGATAAACGTAAGTTAGATTTTGTCTATAGAGATAAGAATGGTAAGATTAAAGTAATGGAAGCCATGAACTATATGTTTAAGGCTCAAAAAGACTTTAAAGAACCTATTATTAATAAAATAGGTGAGCTTACTATTGCCCAAGAAGAAGCTACTAAAGAGTTTGTTGCTGAGAAAGACCCTAATATTGAAAGAAGAATTAATCAAAGATTTGAAATTCTAGCTTCTCTATCAGATGATATGGTTCAAAGAGTTGAGAAAACTAATAAGCTTATAGAACAAAAGACTAAGCAGATTGAAAACAAGAAGCAAGAATTAGATAAAATTTCTAAAGAGATAGTTCAATCTGAATCTGATAAGAGGGTTAAGAAATTCTTTAAGTTTAAAAAAGCTGCTTCTGATGCTTTGAAAACTGCTATGGAATTATCTAGAGCAGTAGAGCAACTACAACAAGAGGTAGAGTTACTACAGACTGAAAAAGAAGAACTAGAATACAACATACAGTACATAGATAACTTTGTAGATGAATTGGAAGACCTTCCTGTTCCTATGAAAGATCTTATGGAACAATTGAGATTTGATAGAATGCTTTTAGTAGAGGCTATTACAGATAATAATAGAGCTATGACTACTATAACCAAACTTATCACATCTCTAGAAAAAGCTATTGACTCTGCTGTATCTATGCTTAGAGGTGTATTGGAAGCTTTTGGTAAAAAATATGAAGGTGTTCCATCTCCTAATGGACAACCTTGGGTAGATTTCTTAAGAGAAACTCCATTATTCCTAAGAGATAGACCTAACTATAAAGAAGATTTCAAACAAACAGAAGATTATCTAGCTTATGTAGAGGATAATGAAATCACTCTCAATGAGAATAAGATTACAGATCTTAAAGAACACATGGATATTGTTTCTACAGAACTAAAAGAACTAGAGAAACAATTAAGAGCTCATGATGTTATCCTAGATAAATTCAGACAAATCTCTAATGATTGGAAAACACAGAAGAGAGAAGAACAAGAACAACAACTTAATGAAACCCTTAAAGAGGAGTTCATAGGTGTTAATGATAACTCTGTACAGAATGTTCCTGTAGCTAGAGATTATGAACCTGCCAGTAAGAAAGATAATATCACTCTGGTAACATCTACTATTGTACCTGCTACTGATAAGGAGTTTGTTCAAAGAGCAGATAGATTTGGTGTAAGATTTCCTAAGATTCCTAATAATGAGGATATTAAAGGAATGGTTGTAACTTCTAAAACAGAAGCACAACTAGGATTAAAAGGCTTAACTAAATTCTTAGCTACAGATCCAACTACTAAAGAAGCTATTCCAGGAGTAAATCCTGATACAACTATTGCTTTAGTCTTTGTTAAAGAGACTGCTGATGGTCCTGTATTAGTAGATGAGTTTGGAGATGTGTTAGAGAATCCTACATTAGACAATGTAATTTACCAAGTGTTTCCTTTAGAAACTCTACAAGCTGACTATGGAAATGGTAAAGAGTCTATGTTTAGAGAAACTACACCTAAAGATGAAGTAGAAAGATTATCTAGTATCTATAAAGGATGGAGAGATACACAATTAGAAAAAGATAGTCTAGGAGACTACCAAGATGTGAGAGCTTCTTTTGGTATCCTAGAGTATGTAACATATACTGATACTGAAGGAAAAGAAAAAAGAGATTATAACTCTAGAATTCCTGTAGAGAAATCAGGATTAATAGGTGATGAAGATTTAGAGATCACTCCTGTAGTACAAGTAGCTATTAGTGATACACTCTCTAATGGTACTTCTACATTTGATAATGCTGCTGGTAAGGTGTTCTTAAGAACTGATAATGGTCTTGTTCCTTTAGATAATAGAAAGTTCAATGAAAGAGAAGTAGATCTTATTTATGATGTTATGGTACAAACAGCTAAGAATGCTGTAGAACATAAAACATTGAAAACAGAGGAAACACAAAGATTCTTTACATGGTTAAGAAGTGTGGCTTATTGGGGTACTGCTAAAGACCAAGATGGTAATCTAAAGGATAAACCAGGATATAATAATATTTGGTTTGATTATGCTACTAATGAACAAGGTAAATCTGTAACTAAACTATTTATCTCAGGAATGGGTTATAGTGTAGACTATACTCCTTCTGCTTTACAAAGAGATCAAATTGTTATTAAGAAACTATTGTCTAATCTATACTTCAATACTAATGCCTCTTTGGTAAATAGTAATAAAGAAGATTCTAGATGGAATACTCCTTATTTTGAAATCATAGGAATAGATAATGCAGGATTACCTATAACTAGAGAATGGCAGAACTATCAAACATTCTTGTTATCTCCTTCTCAACCTAATAATAAAAGTGAAGGTAAACCTGTAGATAAGAGAGATATTAATGATCTTCCTCTTACTACTAATGTTAGACCTCTATTAGGGAAAGAAGATAAAAACAGAAAAGCAGTTTATTTCACATTAACTAATGAGGCTGATGAAATCAATGTTCCTCAAGAAGAGGAAGTTACAGAAGAGCCTGTAAAGAAACCTACACAAAAACCTACTCAAGTTAGAAAAGCTAAACCTGGAGAGGTTGTAATGGATGGTAAGACATTCAATACAGTAGAACTATTAGAAACTCCTTTTGAATATCTTATAGATAGAAATGATATATCAGATATCACTAATGATGATGATATATGGGATGCTATAGAGTTTAGACTTAATTCTACTTATGAGGATGTAGCAAACCTTATTAATAAAAAAACAGGTAAGAACCTAGATATTGCAAATACTAAGGATAATGCTATTGTAGAGGGGTCTATAAGACAAAAACTAATCCCTATTATCAAAGACTTATTAGCTAAACAAGCTTCTTCTATTGTAATGGATGGTCATACTCTAAATACTCTTAAATGGGGAGGAGTAGATTTTGAATATACTCTAGACAGAGATGCTATTACAGACACTAGTAATATAGGATTATGGAACACTAAAGTTATTAAATGGGAAGATGATACAGAAATGACTAGTGCTTTAGAAGAATTAACTGGCGCTACAAATGCAGCTACAGGTAAATCTCTAAAATACAGTGATTCTAAGGATGCAAACTTTGTTGTTAATAGTGTAATGGCTAAACTTGGTCCTATGATTAGAGCTGAGTTGGAGAAAGAAGAAGTAGTTGAAGATGATTTTGAGGAAATCAAAGAGGAAGAAGAACAGGAGGAAGATGAGGAGATAGAAGTAATTATGACTACAACTACTCCTACAGTTACACCTACTGAAGAAACTACTGAAGAAGTAGAAGATCAAGAAGTAGAAGACCTTGATGATTGGTTAAAGAACTTAGATTTTACAGCTCCTGATAATGAAAACTATAGAATTGCTGTACAAGAAGAATCTAAATTTGATATCACTAAAGAGAAGTGGGATGAAGTAGAGAAATTTGTTAAACAATCTTTCCCTAATATTCCTTTCTATAGAGTTAAGAATATCATTAAAGCTACCAATGGTAGACAAGCTTGGGGTATGCTTCAGGATGGAGCTATCTATGTATATGAGAATGCTGAAGTAGGTACAGCCTACCATGAGGTGTTTGAGGCTATATGGAAGATGTTTACTCCTGTAAAAGAAAGAACTAAGATATATAAAGAGTTTAAATCTAGAGAAGGTGTTTTTCAGGATAGAGAGACAGGTAAAATTGTTCCTTATAAACAAGCTAATCAACACCAGATTAAAGAACAATTAGCTGAAGAATTTAGAGATCATATTCTAATAGGAAATGCTAAACCTAAATCTCTAATAAGAAGAATGTTTGATGAGTTAATTGCTTTTATTAAACACTTCTTTATAAGTAAAGATGCTGCATACAACACTAATAGATTATTCGAAAGAGTAGGTAATGGTTACTATGCTAAATACAATCCTTATCAATCTAAACTATCTTATGCTAATAGAGGTATAACAGATATAGAAGAGATAGAAGCTGGTCCTATGGCTGAATATAGAGTAGCAGGTGTGCCCATAGTTCAATTAAATGAAATTATAGAGCATATGACTTTTGCTACTGTAAGAGATGCTCTAAAAGATAATAAAGGTCTATTTAATGTTGTACCAGAAAACAAGAAAGATTTGTACAACAGACTATACAAAGAAGTTGTAGGTCTTATGGGATGGAAAGCCTCAGAGTACAATAAGCAAAGAGAAGCTGCTACTTCTAAAGAGAAGAAAGATGCTGCTCTAGCTGAAATTAATAGATACAGAAAACTAATCAATAGCATTACTGAAAACTGGAAAGATGTTGTTGAAGTGCACCAAAACCATTTAAAAGCATTTGATATTCAATTTGATGATAATGATGATTTAAATGTTACTAGTGATGAAAAGAGAAAGGATGATTCTTATGGTGATGCTAGACAGATAGATTCATTTAGAAAAGCTTCTAGTGCTGTAAAGATTCTTCTTGGAACTCTTATAGAACAACAAACTGTAGTTCAAGAGGGTAAAACAACCAATATTAATAAGCTAACTTCTATAGGAGGTAACTCATTAATTCCTGGAAGTAAAGTGTTTATTACTCTTATGAATAGGTTACATGATTCTGTTAACATAGATGATATGCTTAATAGACTTAGAGTAATTGCACTAACTGATCCTAATTACAGATCATTGTATAAGAGATTAACTAAATCTTCTGCTGATGGTAGTATAAGAGAATTTAAGCCTGTAGATTATTCTGTATTGGATGAACATGACTTTCAATTAATATCTGCTTTCTGGAAGACTATGAAAAAACAGAATGCAGATGCTGTAACAGTATTTGTTCTTCCTACAGGAGATATAATTGTTTCTGATAGTACTCTTACCAGTGCTGCTAAACAAAGTAAAAGAGATATGATTAATAATATCATTGATACTATTAAATCTGATAAATCTCTATTGTTTGATTATAATAAAAAGACAGGTAAATATAATCCTTCTTCAGCTTTAACAAGAATGAAACTAGATCCTTCTAAGTTGGAAACCTATTCTAACTTCCTGAAGAACCTAGGGGTTGATTTTACAAAAGAGGATATTAAAAACTTAGACCCAGAACAAATAAAACTATTCAAAGAGAATGTTGAAGGTATGCTTGAATCTCTTTCTAAAGTTAAAGATTTAGCTTTGATTAATACTCAGACACTGAATATTGATGGAAGGTTATTTTCTATGGGAACTCTAAAAGCATTCTTAGAAAACCCTGAATATGAATCTACATACTTTAATATTAATGGAGATAGAACACAAACTTATATAGGTACTAACATTGTTAGTTCTTTCTATGATGTTGTTTCTAAGCTTAAAAATCTTAATGAAGTAGAGACAAACCCTTCTTTTTCTCAATACAGCTATTTGAAAACTGATGTATTTACCAAAGGTTCTCAGATCTTGAAAAAGATGTTTACAGATAAAGGAACTAGAAGAGCAGGTACAGAGAATCTATTCAGACCAGTTTATATAGATGGAACTATCAATGAGAATAATGGTAAGAAGAAAGAGTCTTCTAAACTTACTTATAGAGAAAGAGTTATTCAAGAGATAAATCTAAACCTTAATGGAGTATTCCTAAACTTAGTTCCTGGAGATGCTTCTATTGAATGGGGTGTTAAGATGTTTGAGAAAGATTCTCCTTTTGTAGGTAAAGAAGCTGTGATTAATAAAGCATACAATACAATCTTCAAGAACTATCTTATATCTGAGATTGGTTTAGCTAGAGATAAAAGAACTGTTGCTGGAAAAACAGATAAGATTAAGGCTGAGAAAACTAAAGACTTGAGATTCTTTAAATACATTCTTAGTCCTGAAGTATATACTTCTGTTATGAAGGATGTAGCAGGAAAAGGTAAAACAGCTGAGAAAATCTATGATGATTATGAAGCTGTAATTAATAGAGATGTAGAAGCATTTATTAAACAAGATGCTGATAAAACTATTAGTCTTTTGGAAAACTATAATATTCTTCAATACAATGAAGAAGGACAAATCTCTCTAGATAATATTGGACTACCTAATTTTGATTCTAGAGATACATTAATGGTGTCTATGAAAGCTCTATCAGTAAACTATATGATTTCTAATATAGAGATGCATAAGCTTATATATTCAGATCCTTATCAGTATTCAGATGAGCTTAAACGTATCAAGAACTTCAACTCTCCTAGACAACCATTAATAGCAGGCTCTCCTCTAATTAATGCTTCTCTACATAATGCTTATAATAAAGACTATAGAGATGCTAGAGATATAGGGTATACAGATATGCAAAGAGACCACTTTAGAACTATAACTATAGAGGATGTTAATAGTATTAATGAAAATGAAGGATATGATAAACCATATGAAGAAACAGATGGTGGAGGAATTATCACTCTAAAAGCTTATAGAGTATTTAGATTGAGAGCAGGAGATTGGTCAGATGCTAATGAAAGGCAATACAGATATGATATTGCTTATGAGAAAGCAGTGAAAAGACTTGAAATGTCTAATGCTGAAAAAGAATTGTATGCTAAAGGAAATCCAGGTATTAAAAACACTTACACTCCTTTAAAACCTATTACAGCAGGTAACAAAGCTAATGGTAGAAACTACAATGATATTGTACTTCATAAGTTTGCTCTTGTGCCACAATCTTTCAGAATATTACATCAAATCAACCCTGATTCTAATGCTATCAAGATGTACAATAAAATGCAGAAAGAGGATGTAGACTATGCTGTATATGCTTCTGGATCTAAAGTAGGTTCTGAAGTAATTAGTCCTGTGTATAATGAAGATGGTTCTTTCTCTAAAGAACCTTTCCAAACAGCACAACAGCTTAAAAACCCTAATGTTCCTCAAGGAGTATCTAGAATCCCTTTTGCTATTGTGTCTGTACAGTCTGATGTTCCTTCTAAAGATACTCCATTAGTAAGACAAGGTACACAGATTACCAAGTTAGCTACAATGGACTTTATGGAAGCAGGTGTACCTGTAGATTTTATGTCAGATGCTTCTTTTGAAGAAAGATTTGCTACTTGGAATACCCTAGATGAAACTGAAAAAGAAAAATCTAGTTTATACAAAGAGATAAAAAACAATCAAAGACTTCTAGAGGCTAAGATTGATGAAGGATATAAAACTATGTTGTATAAACTAGGTATCAAAGAAACTCCTACAGGATACAAGATAGCTGATAAGGCAAAACTAGTAACCACTCTAAAAGATGAGGTTCTAAAGAGAGATATCAATAATAACATTGTTGAAGCTCTATCTGATTTAGCTAATGATTCTGTTATTATAGAAGCTACACCAGTTTATCAACAATTGAGAAATATCTTATTTTCTATAGCTGATAAGAATGTTGTTAGCCCTAAGATCTCTGGAGGTATGAAAGTTCAGATTACTTCTGCTATGTTAGAGTCTAATAGAGTTAAAGCTGAGAATGTAGGAGATAAAAAAATCTTTACTTCTGATATCTTATCATTCTACAAGAATGAAGATGGAAAGAGAGTATGCGAGGTTATGGTAGGTAGATGGTTTGATTCTAATATGACTGATGAAGAACTATTACACTATCTTAATGAGACTCCTGAAGGTCAGAAAGTGCTTGGTGGTGTTGGATTTCGTATTCCTACACAGAAACAAAACTCTATAGATGTCTTTAAGATTAAACAATTTTTACCTAAAGACTTTGGAGATTCTGTTGTTATACCTTCAGCTCTGGTTAAGAAAGCAGGTTCGGATTTTGATATTGATAAATTGTCTATATACTTGAAAAATGTATATAGATCCTTTAATGGTAAACCACAAATAGTTCCTTTCTATGGAATAGGTCAAGAAGCTAAAGATGAATTCTCTTCAAGATTTGATAGAGGAGAGTTTTTCACTAAAAAACAATTTGATGCTCTTCAGGAAGAAATAGATTTATTCAGACAAGGTAAACTAGAGGGAAAACTTGTGGAAGCAATATTTGGAGACCTAGGTGTGTTTACTGAAGAAGATGTATTATCAGACTTTATAGAAGAACTATCTGAAGAAGGAATTAAGAAAACTGTAGTAGATTCCTTGTATATGAAATCTCTAGAGAATGCTTATATAGAATCTTTAGAAACTCTTATATCTAGTCCTGAAAACTACGATAACCTAGTTAAACCTAATGATGCTTCTCAGTTAAGTAATCTTGCTAAGAAAATTAATAGTTTACTTGGAAGACCTGAGATTGACTATAGCTCTCCAGGAAACATGCTTAGTAGATCATTTATGTCAGGATTAAGACAAGCATTTGTATCTGGTAAATATGCTATTGGTATTGCTGCTGTAGGACAAACAGGACATGCTCAAAGACAAAGAACTCCTTCTTTTGTTAATGTAGATAACATGAATAATGTTCCTATGGAAGATAGAGAAGTATTAGGAGCTAACAATATGTCTAGTGTATATGCAAAAGACACTGATATTAACTTCCAGAAATATAATAAAATCAAAATTGATGGTGTAGATAGACCTGCTCTAGCTATGATTAAAAACAAAGCAGGGGAATATATATCAGATTTGAATGGAATGTTCATTGATGGATATGTGGATATTTCTAAAGGACCTTGGATTATGGAGCTAGGAGCTACTCCTAATGTTACATCTACTTGGTTATTCTTAATAGATTTAGGAGTTCCTATTAACACAATAGCTTATTTCATGAATCAGCCTATCATTAAGGATTACTTAGCTTCAGTTGAAAACTCTGGGTATTCTTGGTTATTCATTGAACCTCTTATAGAAGAATCTTTAGCTAAATTTAAACCATCTAAGGCTATAGATATTAAAGGACTCCCTTCTGAGAAAGAGCTTGAGAGTACTGTAGGTAAAACTATTGAAGGAGATTTAGAATTAGCTCAACAACAGTATATCCTAAAAGAGTTTCTAAAGTATTCTAAAATGGCTAACCACCAATTCTTAGTAACACAAGGATCTAACTTTGATACAGCTACTCTTAATGACCCTTATTTGATTTATAAAAAACAAATACAGTATGAGAAAGGTAGAAACACTATCATCTCTTCTATAGATACATTAGCAGAGGCTTCATTTATTAAAGTATTGAAAGATAACTTTGTTAAAGTAAGAAATGCAATGTCTACTATCCTTCTTTCTGATAGAGATAATAAGACTGAAGGAAGAAAATCTGTTAGAGATGTAATGGAAGCTGTGTTATTTCCTTATACTGAAATGAATGATAGAGACTTTGTTAAGACTTCCCAGAAAGCTGTAGCTGATCTATTTGATTGGGCTATGCAGACTAATACTAAGGCTAATAAAGATATTGCTGCTATTCTTGTAGGAACAGATAAGAAAAAGAGTGCTGCCAGAGAGATTATAGACTTTAGAAATAAAGTAGTTAAAGATACTAATCACCCTTTACATTCTAACATCATTATAAACTCTCTAAGATTAGAGGCTGGTGCTAAAGAGGGTAAAGTAGATAACTTATCTTTAACTGCTAAAGATGGTAAAGCCTATAATCAAGATATTGTTATTTCAGGTTTCCAAGAACTTAGAGATCATTTAAAAGCTAATCAATCAGATCTTTATAAAAAACTAGTTAGTGTGGCTATTTTACAATCAGGTTTAACAAATTCACCAATAGCTTTCTCTCAACTTCTTCCTTATGAAGATTTCAAAGCAGAATATAACGCTTCTCTTTCTATTCTAGAAACTCTTCCTAATTTGGAAGATTATTATAACTTAGCTGTATTCCAAAGAAATAACTGGAATAATTCTAATATAGTTCCTCAACATAAGGCTTTCCTAAAAGAACTTAGAAAAGGTGCTCCATATGTGAATATGAATGAAGCCTTTGTAGATAAGAACCTAAGAGAAGCTGTTAAGGATGGTGTTATCCCTAGAGTTATAAATGTTCAAGTAGGTTCTCAATCAGGAAGAAGTGATTTCTTAGTGTATCAATGGGAAAACTATATTACTAAGGAAGATAAGATTAAAGCTAGAAAAACAGGAGACTATTCTTACATAAACAGAATGTTGATGAAAAAAGTCTATACTATAGAAGATGGAAAAAGAGTACCTTTAGTACACTATTCTAATTCTAAAGGAAAGGATTATTTTAACTATGTTTATAGAGGAATAAATGCTTGGGGAGATTCATTCAAAGCTCAAGAGTTCTATGCTACAAATCAAGAATCTGTTCTAGACAATGATTTCACTAAGATTCCTAATGAAGTAGATGATAATGTTATTGTGAATATTATGGAAGGTGTTACACCTGAAGAAACAATACCAGATGGATTATCTAAAGAAGAATGGGATTCTCTATCAGAAGAAGAAAAAACTAAAATAAAAGAATGCTAATATGCCAAATTGTGTAAATAGAAGTTCTCTAGAATTTCAAGCATTATCAGAAAAATCAAATATTAATCCTATAATTCTTGCTGCAAAGGTTTCTTTGTGGCAAGAACAAAATGGGTTAGATAACTTTCCTACTATAGAAGACTTAGCTACTAAAACTTCTTCTAAGGCTTCTCCTGAAACTATAATTAGAGTTAAGGAAGCAGCAGAGAAGATGGGAATTAAGATGTTGGAATTGAATGAGTATCTTAAAGGAAACCCTGAAGTTAAAGTAGGTGGTATTAATGGACTAGCTGATTTAACTCAGAAGACTATTGCTGTTGCTCAAGGTCATGAAGATACTGCCCTTACAGAAGAAGTAGTACACATGGCTACAGCTATTCTAGAACAGACAAATCCAAAGTTAATAACAGAGTTAATAAGTAAGATAGATAGGTTTAAAATCTATAAACAAACCTTTGATACCTATAAGAACTTAAAAGCTTATCAACTATCTAATGGTAAACCAGACATTAGGAAGATCAAAAAGGAAGCTGTGGATAAATTGATATCTGAAGTTATTATTAATCAATCTGAAGGCTCAGAACAGTTTCCAGAACTAATGAAAGAAACTGAAAGAAATCTAATTTCTTCTTGGTGGAATACTATTATGGATTATCTGAGAGGTGTCTATAAAAAAACTAACATTGATATTTTTGAGAAAGCAGCTACAAAGGTTCTTAATCCTGATGGTACAGTTAGTGAAATAACTTCTACAGGTGTATTCTATCAAAAGAATGAGGCTGTTGATAAGATGTATGATACTATCATTAATCATGATAAGGAGATGGAGTTAAATCCTGAAACTCCTAATGATAAAAGACACTATACTTTTCAAGGAAATAAAGTAGAAAGATCTGTTACTGAAAAAGTAAAAGCTGAATCTCCATTTAATCCTGCTGATAGAACAGAGTTAGAAAAGATATATGATGAATCTAAAAGAGAGTGGGGTTCTAAAGGACATGAATTTATAGAAGAATATATTTCTACTAATCTTATAGATAAGGATGGATATAAGTTAAGTACTCCTAATAGTATTCCTATTAAGAATACTCTTACTATGGAACAAGTTAAGGTGTTAAAAGAATTCTGTAAAAACCTTATTGATTCTTACAAACCTGGAACTAGGTTTATTGTAGAGAGAAAAGTTGTAGATACTAAAGTAAAGGGAATGCTGGCTTCTACTGTAGACTTTACAGCTATAGAACCTGATGAAAAAACAGGATTTAAGATAGATACACTAGACTGGAAATTCACTACAGTAGATAAAAATACTTCTGAAGATATTCCTTGGTTTAAACAAAAGGAATGGAAGCAACAGATGGGGCATTATACTAAGATATGGCAGAACTATGGTGCTAATCCTAATCAGATTAGAAAGGCTAGAATGGTTCCATTCATAGCTAACTACTATCCTGTAGATCTTAAGGATAAGAAGAAAGGTTTGAGAATGACATCTTTAGAAGTAGGTAACTTAAATGATATCACTAAGACAGAATTACATCTATTACCAGTTCCTCTTAATTCAGAATCTACAGACAATCCTAAAATAGATTCATTACTAAATCAGCTAAGAGTTCAGTATGAGAAATTGTACAAAACTCCTACATCTCCTGAAGAGAAATTTGCTAAGGATATAAAACTTAATGAAATCAGTAAAGCTATTCGTAGCTTACATATGAAATTAGATTTTGAACCATTAGTGAATATAGGTAAAGACTTCTTGGATAATGCAGCTAATATATTAAAAGAACTTAAAGGATTAGACTATTCAACTATGTCTAAAGAGGAAGTACAGGATAAGCTTAAAAGCCTATTAGACTACAAAGCTAGTGCTACTAAGTTCTCAACATTAGATAATGTATATCTATCTCAGTTTAAAAGAAATGATTTAGATGATAATGGTAAGAAGATACTATCAGAACTAAACTCTATTTCCTCAAGGACAGAAATGATGCTAGAGTATATAGAGAAACTACAAAATGAATATGTGGTTCAATTAGCCCTAAAAGAGAACATTACTTCTCCTAATACTAAGAACTCTATTCTTACTCCTGAAGCCCCTATAAGTACCTTTGAGAAGGCTTTGATAGAAGGCTCTAAGTTATCCTCTAAAATTATAAATCTTGCATCTAAACTCATAATGCAGACTAATAGTTTAGTTTCCATTAAAGTTTCAAACAAAGCTAATGAATTAAGAAAGTTGCTTGTTCCCCTAGAACAAGAAGCTGCTAAACAAGGAAAGAAAGCATTTGACCTTATAGGAAAAGTAAGTCCTTCAGGAATACATCTTATCAAGAGATTTGATAAAGAATTCTGGGATAAAATGGAAGATGCTAAGACAACTGAAGATAAAGAATACTTAAAGTCTATTATCAATAAGGATACTTATAATCAGTTAGCTAAAGATTACTTGGATAGAAATATAGATGAAATCAATAAAACTGTATTCTCTTCTGATTTTGAAAAGAATGAAGGTATTAGACAGAGTAGAATTAAGAAGTTAAATAACTCTATCAATCTAGATAGTAAGGAATTTAATGGATATAAGTCTTTTCAGTTCTCTTATCTGATTAATCAATCTATAGATGAGGAGAAATTCTATTCTAAAGAGTTTAGAGAGATGCGTAAAAATGAAGCTGCTTTTAAAGTGTGGGAATTTTTCACAGACTTAAATAAAAGAGCTAAAGATATGGGGTATTTAAATAAACAAGGATCATCATTCTTACCTCTTATTGAAGCTTCTATTCTTCAGAAGTTCTCTAATACAGAGAGTATCTTAAAAGAATCTGCATCATTTGCTAAAGACCTATATACTCTTAGAGATAATGAACAAAATAGTTTCTCTAAAATAGATCCTGAAACAGGAGAAGTTAGAAGAGAACTACCTAAATTTTTTACTAGTACCAATAAAGATGTAAAACAACTATCTACAGACCTTAATAAAATGGGAGTACTGTGGATACAAGCTTTAGAACAGTTTGAAGCTAATAAGAATCTAGAAGCTACTTTAGATGTTCTACACTCTGTAGAGAAAGCAAAAGGTTCATTGATACTGGAAGGTAACAAAGTTAAGTTTGATGAATTAGGAAATTTAGAGGTTAATAAAACTGAGAATAAAAATGCTGATATCCTTAGAGCTATTATGGATGATGCTCTATATAACATAGAACAAGATCTTAACTCTGTAGGAAATATAACTATTGCTTCAGCAGCAGGAAAGGTTATTAAGAATGAAGAAAGAGCACAGGAGAAAGTAGTATCTATTAAGAAAGGATTAAGCACAGCAGATACCCTAGTTAAGGCATTAGCTGTTGGTTTAAAACCTTTGATAGGTGCTGCTAACTACATGGGTTATAATTTCCAAGCATTTATTAATAATGGAGATATGTACACTAACCAAGAGTTTAGAAGAAACAGTGCTAAAATTACTGCATATGGAGTATTATCTACTAAGGAGAAAGCTCTATTGGATTATGTACTCCCTCTTAATGAAGATGTATCAGAGATTAAAAGAAGACAAATTGCTAGAGATCAAGGAATATTAAATTATGTATCAGAGTTTTCTTTTACAGATGTTATGATGGCTACCAATAGCTTTCCTGAAAGACTATTAGAATGGGCTAATGCTAAGAGTTTCTTAGATAACACTATGATTAAAGATGGTAATCTTGTAAACATTAGACAACAACTAAAAAGGGAAGATAGTATCAAGAAATATGCTAAAGACTCTAATGGAAACTTAAAAATGTCTAATAAAGAAAGAAAAGAATTAGAGTCTACTTTTAATGATAGAGTAAAACAACTTAAAGAAAAAGAATCTCTAATTCATAAGGTTGAGTTTAAAGATGGAGAGATTTCTATTCCTGGAGTATCTGATGAAGAATTAGCCAAATTCAGAACTAAGATTATAGAGTATGGAAGAAATCTTTCAGGACAGATGAATTCTGATAACAAAGCAGGATTCAGAAGAGATACTATGCTTAATTCATTTATGATGTTTAAAGGGTGGATTCCTAAACAAGTACATGTAAGAACTATGGATCTTAAAAAGAACCCTGAATTAGACTCTTGGGAGTATGGTAGAGGAAGAGCTTTTATAAAAACATGGTCTAAGCTAGGATTTAAAAATATCCTTCAGATAAGACACATAGTTAATGGTACTGAAGAAGGATTAAAAATCCTTGATGAGATGCTTGCAGAGAAGAAAGAAGAGTATTATAAAAAGACTGGTCAAGAACTAGAAATTACAGAGGAAGAATTCTATGATGTAATGAGAACTGCTATCTCTAATCAATTCAAAGAACTAGGTTTATTGTTAGGGCTTATGGGAATGTTATTAGCTGCTAAAGCTGCTAGACCTCCTAAAGATGCTACTCTTGCAGAGAAAAATAACTACAAGTTCTGGATGAAACTAGTTAATAAAACTGTTGAAGAGGTGTCATTCTACTATAACCCAGTATCTGCAAACTCTATGACTAAAGGTTCTATTATACCTGCTCTAGGATTGCTTGATAAGGTAGCTAGGATATTTGATAGCTTAGCAGATGAGGGTTATGGAAGAATAACTAATGATCAAGAACTATTGGATAAGACACACCCTACTAAGCAATTTCTAAATATCATTCCAGTAGGTTCTCAAATATTTACAGAAGTAATGCCTTATCTAACTCCAGATTTATATAAAGAAATGGGAGGTACAGTTACAGCAGAATCAAGAAGACAATAGCTATATTATACAGGGTTTAGTTTATTAGGGTTTTATAGTTTAAGTATATAATATTTATATTTGACTACAAAACCCTAATTTAATGATAATAAGTAATTTAGTTATTAATTAGTGAAATAATTAATTAAAATAATTAATAATATGTCTAATACAAAAGAAGATAACAATCTTATATTAAACCTTATTAAACAGGTAAAAAGTATAGGTTATCAATTAACAGCTCTTCAATCTTCTCCAGGGATTTTAAGAAAAGAGGAATTTGAATATACAGGCTCTCAAGTATTTACAACAAGTGAAAATTATGCTCAGGTTTTTTTAGTAGGAGTAAAAGGAGTTGGTCCTTTAAGTGAAAGTCAATATACTCTAACTCCTCCTAATACTGTAACAATACTAGATACTCTAGAACCTACTGACTTTGTAGTTATTATATATAGCCAAACACTACCATCTACTCTTCCTTATTATACACAGGCTGAAATAGATGCTATGTTATTAGCATTAGAAACCCTATTAAAAGACTACACTGATGATTCTTTTGTAAGAGGTGCTAGACTGTATGCTAGAACAGGTATAGTAGATAAGACTGATCAATTTAAATTAGATGTTTTTGATGCTAACACCATTACTATAGGAATTGTAGACAATGCTTTATTTTGGGATAAACTATTTGAAATAGATGTAGACCCTAATACAGCAATTAGATCCTTTACAGAACTCCCATATCCCTTAACAGAATTAATAACAGCCACTGGATTAAATACAAATACAGACCCTATAGTTTCTGATGGTATTTATGTTAGGTATTTAGGATATGATATACAAGGAGGAGTGGTGTCTTCTCCTGATAGTTTTATAGAAAACTCTGCTGTAGTACAGTTAGGGTTTACAACTGTAGTTAAATCTGGTTCAAGTATTACCTTTTTAGGGGGAGTAACCCCTGGAGCTAGAAATGTGTTCTCACAACCAATTCTAGCTAATTTAAATGATCTAGATAGAATAACTGTTACTACAGCAACAGATATAACTGTAGGATATAATATAGGTACTCCTACACTCAATACTAATCCTGGAGTAATTACAGGTATATCTATAAATTGGAGAACACTTACAAATCCTACAAATTCATCTTCTGTAGATAAGTTTAATTACCTAGGAGATAATATAGTGGACTTTGTAAGTATAGATGCAAACTTCTTAACTGATACATCTGCTCCAGTTATTCACACTTTATGGACAGATTTAGCTGAAGGAGTTGCTATTAATCAATCTTTCTATAACACTACAACTACTCTAAGAGATACTCTAGATGTGGGATCATATTCTGTAAAGAGGGTTCTCGTAGGAGTTAGAGGAGGTATTTTTATACAAGATGGAGAACATTCTACATCAGCAGCATTCACAACTTTAGATATTGCTAAGGCTAATGTATATACGCATTCATTTACAAATGCTATTGTTCCTGAAGGATTAGTAATAGAAATAGCTAGAATTATATTTAAAGAGAGTGTAACAGATTTCTCTGATGAAACTCAATTCATCATAGTTGGTACTATAGGAGGAACATCTTCTGGAGGTAGTTTAGTTTCAGTAGGAGATGCTACCCCAACAGTCAAAGGTGTACTTAAACTAGCAGGAGATCTTTCAGGTACAGCAGATTTACCTACAGTTCCTGGACTCTTAACTAAGGCAGATGATTCTACAGTAGTGCATCTCTCAGGTACAGAAACAATAGTCGGAGCTAAAACATTCTCTTCATTAGTTACAGCAGCAGGTTATAAGATTCCTTTAGGTACTGCTTCTCAATATTTAATGGCAGATGGTAGTGTATCTACTCTAAGTACTGTCACATTACAAAGTGCATATAATAGTTCAACACCAAATCCTGAAATATTAACTAATAATGTTAATAATGCCTTAACAATAAGACAAGGCTCAGGAAGTGATGATAATACTATTTTTCAAGGAATGAATGGTATTGGTCAATTAAAATTTTATGTTAGAGGTAACGGTACATTATCTGCTTCATCTAATTTCTCTCCTTCATATAATGTTGATGGTTTATTTAATGTAAATTCAGCACCTAGCTTTATTTCAACACCTGGTGGCAAATCAGTTAGTTTTGGTTATTTAGATTATGGAAGTGGACAGTATCATCCTCGTATAGGGTTTGATACTACTTCTAAATGGTCAATGGGTATTGTAGGTAGTGGAGGTTTAGATTTTAGTATTGGTCTAGGAAATGGTATTACTGATCATCTAACTATTAAAAATGGTGGTAATACATTAATAGGTACAACTACTGATGATGTTACTAATAAATTACAAGTAAATGGTAGTACTAAAATAACTGGTAATTTAATTGTTACTGGAAGTTCTAATAGTTTAATAGGTGTTGGAACAAATAGTCCTAGAATTTCTGCTGGTTTTTCTAATATAACTTTAGAAGGTTCTGCTGGTGGTTCGGTACATTTTAGAGGTAGTGGTTCAACTGAATTAGGTGGTATTTATGGTAGTGATGCAAGTGGTATTGTAGTTAGAACAACAAATATAACGTCTCCTATTTCACTTGCTATTAATGACCTTACTAAATTGAGAATTTCAATTAATGGTAATACATTACTTAATACAATTGTCGATAATGGAATTGATAGATTACAAGTTGCTGGTTCAGCTAATATAAATGGTAATTATTCTTCAGCAATAGGTAGTGGTGTTTTAAAATTAACTGTTGATGATACATATACTTCATTAGCTTTTGGTTCAAATAGTGTTAATTTAAATTTAGCTACTATTCAAAGTTATGGAAGGTTAAGTAATAATGCATTAGAATTAGGATTAAACCCTAATGGTGGTAATGTATTAATTGGTGGAACAATTTCTTATACTGGTACTAAATTTTTAGTAAGTGGTTCAGGATTATTTTATGGAGGTACTGCTGATCCTGGTGATGGAAGTCCTGCAGGAACTAGAATAGGATTTGATACTACTTCTCAATATGGATTTATACAGTCAATGCAAACAGGTGTTGCAAATAAACCTTTATGGTTAAATAGAGGAGCTTCTTCTTCTAGTGGTACTGTTATAGTAGGTGGAACTACAAATAATGGAGTAGATATATTCCAAGTTAATGGTTCTTTAAATGCTAATACAATTAAGAAAACAGGTGGTTTAGCCACTGAATATTTAATGGCAAATGGTTCTGTTTCTACAGGACCTTCACCATCTTTAACTACTAATATACAAACAGGTACTACATATACACTATTATCTACAGATAATGGATTACAAATCATATTTACTAATGCTGCAGCAATAACTCTAACAATACCTTCAGGATTACCTTCAGGATTTAATTGTGAAGTATTACAAAGAGGAACAGGACAAATTACTTTTACAGGGTCTGGAACAACTCTAAGATATTCATCATTTGAAACTCCTACAACAGCAGAACAATATTCTCTTGTAGGAATAGATAATATAGTAGGGGTTACAGAAGAATTTCACCTGTATGGAAGTCTAACTTCAATCTAATCAGATAGTTATGGGAAATAGAAAATTAAATATAATCAAAGAAGGTAAATCTCCATCAGAAAAAGCAATGGAGAGGACTTACAACAGAGCAGTACTAAACGGTGGAATCACACAAGACTTCTCCGCTAATGTTGAGAATATAAGAGAGATTTCAAGAAAGTTAGGATATAATATATTGAAGACTACTTTTCCTCCTAGAAGAAACTTACTTAATTACAGTGAGGAGTTTGATAATGCTTATTGGAGTAAACTAAATATTACTATTTCTGCAAATAACACAACTGCACCAAACGGAACTTTAACTGCTGATAAAATTACAGAAACCGTTACAGCATCTTTAACACACCCTGTATTTACATCCCAGGGTTCAGCAGGTACAAATTTACCTATTGGTACAGTTGTTAATTTTTCTATTTATGCAAAGTATAGTGGGACAAGACAATTTATACTACTAGGAATAACTGATGGCACATCTAAATTTACATGGTTTGATTTAATCAACGGCACATTTAGTAATACTGATGCTTCATTTACTGTTTCAAGTACCGTTGAAGCAAATGGTTTTTATAGATGTAACTTTAGATATACTATAACAAATGCTACAAATAATATTTTTGTTTCGCCAAGTCCAAATTCAGGAGTATCTTCATACGTAGGAGATGGTGTTTCAGGGATTTACATTTGGGGGGCACAATTAGAACAAACCCCCACATTAACTGTTTATCAACCAACTTTAGATATACCATCTGAGGGAGACTTCACAAATGCTAACTTCCTATATGTCCCATCAAGCTACGGAGAGAGTAAGAACTTTGCACAGGTTCAGAATAAGAGGAATTT